AAGGGTCGGCCAAGGGGTAGGTAGCGGCGCGGGGGTGCAAGCGCTTAGACGGGCTGCATTTAAGTCGATCAACATAGTCAACAATCAGAGCAAAAGAAACGCCCGCACATGTGCGGGCGTTTCACGTTGGCGCGCTTTAGACGCCACATCTAGATGCGCGCCTCACGTTCATCCAATAGCTACCCCCTCCCGTACGCGCTCGTCAATCGGCATGCGAGCTTGAAGGGCTGCCCAATCGCGTGCCCGCTCGGCGCGCTCTGCCGACTCATTGAACCATGCCTCAATCGCGGACGTGGCCGCGAGTTGGGGCGAGTTGGCGAAGCTGCCACTAGCGGCGGGCTGGCCGCTGCCCGGTTCGCTGCATGCGCCGATCCAGCCGGACTGTGCGTTGCATGCAAGCGTTACCGTGAGCATTTCAGACCCGTACCTGCGCGGGCTGGCCGCCGTCGCGAATCGTGAACAGTTGGCCGAAGGCGTCAACGTGAACGCGCCTGCCGCCCTTGAAGCGCGGCGAGCGTGCGGGGGTCGCCTTGACGCGGAACGGGCCGCGCTGAGGATCGACCAGTTGACACTGGCTTAGGTCCGCGATCTGAGCGCTGCCTACGTGCGCTGAGTTCGCGTGAGTTGGATTGTCCATGCTGCGTGTCCTTTCGGGTTGGTTCACTGGACAAAACCCCCGCAAGCTGTGACGCCTGCGGGGGTTGGGGTGACGCGGGTTAGGAGGCGGGCTGCTGGTTGGCCTCGATCTGATCGCAGAGCGCGCCGACCTCGGCCGCGTGGGCGAGGAGGAAACGGGCGTCCTCGACCCGGATGCGCGTCGGTTTGCGCAAGCTGCCGTCTTTCTTCGTCACGGGGACACCGTCGCTGTTCAGCTTGAACAGGGCGATGTTGCTCGTGTACGTGGCGTCCACGCCCATAGCCCGCTTCGCGTCCGTGAACCGCTGCAACTCCGGCAGTTTCACGGTGCGCGTGGGCTGCGCCTCGCTTGCCTGTGCGGGGGTGCCCTCGGCCTGTTTGGCCTCGGCCTCGCCGCCTGCGCCGACCGCCTGCGCAATCTGGCCGATCAGTCCCTCCATGCCGTCCATGCGCTTCGCGAGTTCGGCCGTGGTCGGGCCGCGTTTGCTGGTTGCTTTGGTGCTGGCTTTCTTGCTCATGTGAGCGTCCTTTCGGTTTGGGTTGCGGCGGGTTGCCGCTGCGATGGGGACACGTTGACGGATCGGCAAGGCGCTGTGTGTGATCTTCGTCACACAGTAACACATTGTCTTCACCTCACGTACGTATGCGTGTGCGTATGTCCGTGCTTCGGTGTCCATGTGCAGGGCTGAACACGCAACACATGCGCACTGTCCCTCGATTGCACCCCTGTCGCGTGTCCCTGTGTCCATGTGCGTATGGGGGTAGGAGCGGACGCGCATTCATGCACCACATGTACACGCGGACACATGCGTACGCACACACGCCCGCATTGACGGGGGGTAGGCACCTTTTGCGCCGTGTCCATGTGTTAGGAGTCCCGTGCCCTCTACATACGGGGCAGATTTTTCGCTCTGTGACGCCGTTTGCGGGCCTACATAGGGGCCAGCGCAAGCTCATGTACCACGTAACACATTGTCTACTCAGTCGGCGGAGGCAGGCCGATTTCGAGAGTCTATGCCTCTCTTTTCGACGCCCGCAGGGCGTCTCTGTCTCTCCGTGCTGAGTTCTACATGAGTGCCGCTCGGAGTCAATGTAGTACGTAGCACGTATTTCGCTCTACAGAGCCAAATCTGACCCTAGTGGCTACTACCCATTCCCAGCTTCCTCAAGGGAAGCTGGGGGAATCTAGTTGAAAGGGAATAGGTAGTATGCTATACTGTCGATCCGAAATGAAGACCATAACCTGCTCAGACTGCTCTAGAGAGCGAAAAACGAGAAACAAAAACACCAAGTACTGCCTGCTCTGCCGAGTGGCCCGGAATCTCAAGTGGCTGAAAGATCAGACGGCTGAGTGCGCTTTGTGCAAAGAACGCTTCGCTCCGCTGAAACGTGGCGAAGAAGTGTGCGGCAAGTGTGACCTGATCCCAAGCGATTTCGAGCCGCGAGGCGACTGCGCTATGTGTGACAGGACCGAGGTAGTACTAATATGCAATGACATTAGGGTCTGCAAGCATTGCGCGACTGACCCGACCCGCCGAACGGAATTCCGTAACGCGGTCCTACTCAAGCAGAAACTAGTAATCGAAGGGAAAGCCTGATGTGCCCGCATTGCGGTGAACACCTAGAACGCGTGGGCAACTTCAACGTATGGTTGTGCCCGGTTTGCGATTATGGCGAGACCGACGAGTTGCGTCAGCAGCGTCGTGATGAGGAAGAAGCGCGGGATCGAGATGCGCCCGACGATGATTGGGAGGAACCAGAGCCGGACCCTGGTGATGCCCCGGAGACGGGGCGACAACCAATCCTGAACACGGCGCAAAGGGAACGTGTAGAACGAGCGTGGGAGCCTTTCACCGGCGACGAGCCTCTACTACAGTTCGACGTTGTGACCACGGATCACATCGGCCAAGACACCATCATCGCAACCAACACGGGTGGGCTGACTGAGTTCCATGTAGAGATGTAACGTGGTATACTTCCAGGTGGTTACGTAACCCATCATGGAAGGAGGTGCGCACATGTCAGTCCCGATTGTACTGTCGCCGGATACCGCCGCTGCGACCAAGACGAACTATAAGTTCCCTGGGTCGGAAGCGCAGGCGAAAGCTGCGGCTGTCCGTGCAGACGCCCGGATTCAGGACACTCTACCCAATGGGGTAGAAATCGTTGTCCCTGAAAGTGCGATTAAACCGGCTACCTAAGGAGGTGGTCAGCGTATCTTGGCGAGGCCCGTCTTATGGCGGGCCTTTGCTATACTTGTAGGCATGACCGCCTACCGCATCTGCTCAGAGTGTGATAACCCACTCACGGGCAAAGGACCCACCGCGAAGACCTGCTCACCTGCTTGCCGTTCCAAACGGTCACGCAGGCTGAAACGACAGGCGAAGGAAGCGGGCGAGGCCAAGACGATGCCTGAGCATCAGAAGGAGATTACTGAACGCGTACGCGGTGAAGTGAAAGACGTAGCACATAAAGTCATAGAGGAGGAGATTCGTCCTGTTGTCAGAGAGCAAATCACCGCCGATACGCTCGCAGCTATTGGCCAAATGGTCGGTCTCACCCCCCGGGCAGTCGCCGCCATTGAAGCTGACCTGGATAGTGAAGACCCGGTAATCCGGCAGCGCGCTTACACTTTGATCATGAAGTACACGGTAGGCCATCAGGCCATCGTCCGGCCCCCGGAGGAGGATAAGTCACAAGCTCTTACTGTTCACTTCGAGCTTCCGCGTCCTGAGACTCCTGCACCCGTAGAGGGCGCGGCTGAGGTAATTGAGGAGGCTGAGGTTGTCGAGGACCAAAAGGAATGCGACACCTGTCACCAAATGAAGCCTGAGTCTGAGTTCATCGCTGGTTCGTTCCGGTGTGAATCCTGCTTCTCGGGATTCCACGACAAGGAACAGGAACTGTTGGAGCAGACTTCACCTCAGAATGACTAATGTAATCACCTTTCAGTACCGGCCGATGCCGGTTCACGCTGAGTTCCATCAGTCCACCGCGTACGAGCGGTACCTGTTCGGAGCATTCGGATCGGGTAAGACCTGGGCCATTTGCGCTGAGGCAATTGCGTGGTGTCTAGAGCAACCTGGGATCAACGGTATGATCGCACGGCGAACTGTGCCGGAGCTTCGCGACACGACTGAGAGCGTTTTCTTCGAGATACTGCCACACGATCTTCGCATGGCAGGTGAGATACGCAGAACGGGAGGACACGTTGAGAGTTTCACGTTCCCCAATGGTTCACGTGTAATCTTCCGCGCAATTGACGACTGGGAAAAACAGAAGTCACAGAACCTCGGGTTCCTTGCGGTAGACGAGGTTGACGAGTTCGATGAAGAGACGATGGAGGGTATGAAGTCCCGTATCCGCCAGAGGGAGCCTCTACCTGAGGCACGGAAGCTCGGTGCCACCATCATTCGTCGTCGCGGTATCTGGGCCGCGAGTAACCCTGCTGGTCACAACTGGGTTTGGAGGCGCGCAGTTAATCCCGCCACGAAACTCGATAACACCGCCTACTGGAAATCCACCAGCTTTGACAATCCGTACCTACCGCCTGAGTACATTGAGTCGCTACTACAGTACCCGCCCCAGTGGGTACGCAGGTATGTGTTGTGTCAGTTCGACGACTTCGCAGGTCAGATTTACGAGTCATGGAATTGGGACGATCACGTACTCAAGAAACCGCTCAAGATCGGCAACATGAACACCTACTGGATGGGCATGGACCCTGGTACCCGCTCACCTACGGCGGGGCTGTGGGTTGTAATCGACCAGGACGGTTCGATCAGCGGCCACCCCCGTTCGATGATCGGCGTTGCCGAGTACCAACAGTCTTACGAAGCGGCGCATCAGCACGCGCAGAAGTGGCGTGAAATCGAAGCGCAGAAGCGCATGAACGTTCGCTGGCGTGTGGCTGACCCCTCAGTCAAAACCAAAGACCGGGGTAGCAACATGGCTCTGGACACTCAGTACTCACGGCTTGGCTATCACTTCCAGCTTGGTCCTAAGGATCATAAAGACCGCATCCCGATGCTCGGCCAGTTGATCGCGATGAAACGGTTTCTCCTAACCCCTGATTGCCCTATGACGTACGAGGCAATCAAGGAATACCAATGGGAGGACTTGACTACCGCGATGAAGCAGAAAGGCGTGGATGCTCCCGAGCGGCCGCTCAAGAAAAACGATCACCTCGTTGACTGCGCCCAGTATTTGTCCTCCCGATGGGTGAAACCATACCGCCCTGACCCGGAGAAACGGCCCATGAGTTTGGCCGAAGAAGTCAACAAGAACATCAAGAAGAATTTGCAGGCAAAGAAAGAAGGCGCAGCGCTCGGGCATGCTATACTGTGACGCATGAGCCAAAACTACACGATTTCACTTGAGAACCCCAACGATGAAGTAGGTGGCGGGGGTTGCCTTTGCAACGAGGAACGGACCGAGGATTGTGTCGGTCCATTCGTGATATTCCCCAGCGCCGAAACCAGTTCTAATGCAAGCCCCCACGTTGTTCTTTGCGCGAAATGCGCCCTTGGTGCTGCGAGGCTGGTTGAAGATGTGGCCGATGGCTATAAGGAGCCCGACGAGGTGATTGAGCTACCTGAGTCCGAGGTTGAAGAGGTTGCTATCGACGAGGAAAGCATCCCGAAGGTCTAAGCATGGATCAGGGCCTATTCAGGAAAAATCCGAACCGCGTGTTCGAGATGATGAAGGACAAGGCGTACAAGGCTCGCCTACCTTTCGACAAAGACATTCTTCTCAATCTTGCGTTCTATCTCGACAATCAGTATGTCGAATGGACCGCTGACTCGAACGCGCTGAGGACTATCCCGCGTAGGCCCCGCGAACGCCGTAGTCCACGACCTGTGGCCAATAAGATCGTTCACTTCGTTGTCAAGCAGCATGCAGCAGCCCTTAATGACCGACCTTCCCCGGACGTGCTTCCAGCGTCCGATGATCCGGTTGACATCAGCATGGCCAGTGTTGCGCTGGCGTACTTGAAATGGTTGGCCGACCCCGAGGTGGCCGACTACGATGGCGAACTGTCGGATGCCGTACTGTGGGCACTCGCAGGTGGCGAGGCGTACATGAAGTGGACGTATAACCCCAACGAGAAACGTCCCGACATCATGAGTTGCTCGCCGTTGGAAATCCTGATCGACCCGTACGCTAAGCGTTGGCGTAACGTGCGTTGGATCATTCATGAGCAATTCATGGATGTCAAGCAGGTCAAGGATATGTACGGGGTTGAAGTGCAGCCCACTACCATCAGCAAGGCTGATCTAGAGAAGTCGGCCATTCTCCGCGATATGGGGATGTCGCCCGTACTAGAGGGAGCGGTGGTCAATGAGCTTTGGCTGAAACCTGGCGTTGACAAAAACTTCCCTGAGGGATTGTTCACTGTTTGGTCGGGCAAGGACATCTTGGTTCCGCCCAGCCCCTTCCCGTACAAACACGGCCGACTCCCGTTCACTCAGATCGGCCCAATCATTCGTCCCGGTTCTCCGCACACTACCTGCACGGTCAAGTACCTGCGCTCGCCGCAGATGGAGCTTAACAAGTACCACGCTCAGCGGATCAAGGTACGCGAGTCGTTCTCTAACCCCAAGTGGTGGCTCCCTGCTGAGCTTGAGCTAGAGTCCCCGCCGGACGATAGCCCGAACCAGATTCTTACGGGTAATTCTAACGGCGGCACTCTCAAACCGGAAATCATCCAGCCGACCACGTTCCCCGAGAACTCTGATGGTGACTGGATCGTCGAAGAGATGCGCGACGTCGCTGGTATGCACGAGGTGTCGGAAGGCTCCGTGCCCGGTCGAGTAGAGGCCGCGCAGGCAATCGAGCTTCTTAAGAACTCCGACGACACCCACCTCAGCGAGCTTCGCCGCTCGATCCGCAAGTCCACTTCCGAGGGCTTCTGGCAATGCCTGATGCTCGCTCGCCAGTACCGCACCGAAGAGGTTGTGGTCCAGACCTACAGCCGCGAGGGCATCCCCGAGGTTAGGAAGTTCTTCGCCGAGAAACTGAAACCGGGCATGCGCGTGCGAGTCAGCATGGGCACCGGCCTCAGCGACAGCCGAGCCGCCCGCCACCAGCAGGCGCTCGAACTCTGGCGCGAAGGCGTGATCAAAGACCCGGAGGTTATGGCCGACATCATGGACCTGCCCACGGCGACCCTCAACCCGAACCGCGCGTTCGACGTACGGCTTGCCCGGAATGAGAACATGCTGATGATCGCGGACGAGGGCATCGACGGCCAGCCCGGTAACGCCATCACCCCGAACAGTTGGGACGCACACGAAATCCACCTGCGCGAGCATAACAACTTCCGCAAAACCCAGGAGTACGAGCAGTCTCCTGACGAGGTGAAGAAAAAGTTCGAGTTCCACTGTGAGATGCATGAGGAATTGTGGAACGTAGAGTTGCAGAAGCAGGCGATGCGAATGGCCATCGCTCAGGGCGCGCAGCCCCAGGCTGGCTCTCCTGGGGCTGCCGCACCCGCCGAAGGCGAAGAACAGCCGCCCGCGCCAAATGCACAGGAAGAAACTTCTCCAGCACCGGCTGAATAAGGTATACTTCTGTCATGGCTGCATATGACAATCCTGCTGGTTCAATCAAAGCTCTCAACATTACCACTGAGGGAGAAGACGAACCCAATCCGATAGCTGAGAATACTCCCTGCCTCTGGGCGATGATCCGAGGAACGGCATCCCTGGGAGGCAGCGATCTAGATTCTGAAACCGTTGAAGAAGAGGTCATAGTCCTGAACGGGGTTTCTCTTAGTGAGACTGATTTTCTGAAATTGGACATCGGTAATCTCAACCAGCTATTCGTGATTGGCAACGAAGATTCTGTCGAAGTCATTTACGCCCCGAAGGAGTAACCATGACTGATGGGGTTATTGGCGTCGGCGGGAACTCCGATAGCACTTGGATCGCTCGCGGCGATCTTAAAGCGCTGTTGGATAAAGTCATCGTTCAGGCGATTGAAGACCTTCCGGAATTTATTGACGAGATAGCCCTTACCGAACACGAAGCGGACACCACCGAAGTCCACGGCATCCCGGACACGTCTAAATTGGCGATCAAAGAAGAAATCGCCGCGTTTGCTACCGCAGAAGAATTGGTAGACGCGATCAATGAACTTACTGCTGCGGACACGGAAATACAAGAACTGCTCGAAGATGCGATTGCGCTAAAGGCTTCAAAAGCCGAACTCTCCACTGAGAAATCAGAACGTGAAACGGCCGATGCAGCGAAGGCTTCGAAAACCGAACTCTCCACTGAGAAATCAGAACGTGAAACGGCCGATGCAGCGAAGGCTTCGAAAACCGAACTCTCCACTCACGAGGCGGATACGTCTAGCGTACATGGAATTTCGGACACCACTAAATTGGCTACTACGTCATCGGTAGGCGTAATGAGTTCGCTGGTCGGATGTCAAGCGCGAAAGACTGTGAATCAAACGATCACTAAAGAAGTTGTCACGGTTCTGTCATGGTCTGAAACCACGTACGATGATGGGGATTGTTGGCAAATTGGTCAACCTACTAGATTCACCGTTCCAGCGAATCAGGGCGGCCTTTACAGCATTCAATGGACTACGACGATTCTTCCATCTGGACTTTCTGGAGAGAAAGAGATATGGTTCCGTCTGAATGGCGACGAAAAACTTCGCATTGCTACGCAAGATTTTGTCGGCCCGGCTGACATGCAAACTCTCACCGCCACTGTTCGCCTTAATGCAGGCGACTATGTAGAGTGTTGTGCGTATCTCGAAACGACTGAAAACGGCCAGTTTGCTGATGATGAATACAACACGGCCGACGATTTGCAGCGTATAAGATTTGAGCGCATTCGCTAACCTGCTATACTTATACGCATGCCAGACGGAAACCTACACGAGTACGCGACCGAGGCGTATGACAACCTTGAGAAACTCGCCACCGGCCTTGCTCAAGAAGGGGCATCACCCGAAACCGTGCAAGCTGTCGAGCAGATGGCTGCGGTAACGAAAGAAATCGTCAAAGCTCTAGGCAAAGGCCAAGAGTCTACTGGCGACGAGGAGCCCCCGGAGAGCGAGGAAGGAGCGCAGCCGCAGTCGTTTGATCAGGCCGCTGCTGAAACTTCTCAGGCTATGCAGGCTTCGGCCGCCGAACGAAAATCGTAAACTAGCACACAGGAGCAAACTATGTCAGACACCCCAAAGAATCCTTGGGACGACAAGGTGGCTTCGGCCTTTGACGACCCTGAGGTTCAGGCCAAAGTCAGCGAGTTCCTTGGTAAAGAGATACAGCCGTACGTAACGCAGCTAGAGCAGAATACCAAACCGAACCGCGATGCAACTCGCCTTTGGGAGGCGCTTGAGACCGCCCCCGTTGAGACGTCCATTCAGGTCGTCAAGGAGATGTTCGGCGATGAAATCGGTGAATCGTTCGCCACCATCCTACAGGGCGGAGACCCGACCGCTGAGGTTGAGACGCCCGAGGAGACTCCCGCTGAGGAGGGCGAGGAGGAAAGCCAGAAGGTCAAGTTCGAGGACTTGCCGCCTGAGGTTCAGAACGCCATCGCTGCTCAGCAGCAGGAGGAGCAGAAGAAAGCGTACTACAGCGAAATTGACCGCGTGAAAGAGGAGCACGCCGACAGGCTGCCCAAGACGGGTGAGGGAGACGACGCCGAGGTTGTCCTCGACGTAGACCTTTTCCATCCGTTCGTGGTTGCTGCCAACGGCGACTTCGATCAGGCCATCGAGGCGTACGCCAGTTGGCAGGACAAAGCGAAAGAGACGTTCGGCATCCAGGTGCCCGAGAGCGCCTCCGCTGAGGGAGAGTCCACTGATCCGCCCCCGGTGATCGATTCGACCACCCGCGACGCGTCGGCCACTCCGCCCACCGAGAAGACGTACGACTCGCTTGACGATGCCATCGACGACTTCTTCGCAGATCAGAAGAACCCGCCACCCACGGTGGGCACGGCCTAAGGAGGTGAGAAATGGCAGTCACTACCAAAGAGATTAAGGGCCTTGGAGTTCCAGGGGACCTGTGGTATACGGTTAGAGAAGTCACCTTTGATAGCTCGTATGCCGAAGGCGGCGAGCCGCTTTCCCTGACGGAACTTGGATTCGGCCCTGAGGCACAGTTCGTTTACGCCGATTGCGCCACCGTTGCCGTCGGCGGGACCGTGAATGTCGTCTCGGCAGAGTACGATGGCACGAAACTGCATCTGTACGACGAGACCCCGGCAGAGGTAGCGTCGGGAAGCAACGTCGGCTCAGTCAAAGTCGTCGTCACGACCTACTGTAAAGCCCCGTAAGTCCCTATTGCACACCCATCACTGACGGCCCGCCTTCGTGCGGGTCGTTTTTATGCTATACTTCCGGCATAGCTTAGAAAGTGCGGTACAGCTTCCGAGTCAAGGCCCGCTTCCTAGCAGACGACCAGGTACCACAGCGACACTGATGATCGCCAAGGGTCGAGGTTGTAGAGATAACACGCCAAAACTCTATAGCCAATGTTAGGAGGTGAAAACCTATGGCTGATACCGCTACCTTTAGCGCCGCAATGAAGACCAAGTTCATCGGTCCTATTCGGGACCACCTGCCGAAAGGCAAGGTACTTCTGTTCGGTGACGCGGACTCGAATCCCACCAACTTCAAGGGCATCCTGCCCTCGGCTGAGGGGATCGATTTCGTAGGTAACGAGTTCCGTATTCCACTCAAGTCTGAGCGTAACAACGCTGTAGGCTTCCGCTCGGAGAACGAGACTCTGCCCGCGCCGGGTGCCAGCAAGTACACCTACTTGCAGGAGCCTATGCGCTATGCCTACGCTGTGTTCAACATCACCGGGCAGCTTCTGAAAGCGGCCGAGTCAAACGAAGGTGCATTCCGTTCGGCGTTCAAAGCCGAGGTTGAGGACACTACCCTCGCCTCTAAGCTCGACGTCAACCGGGCTGCACATGGAGACGGCTCCGGTAAAGTGGCAACGCTTTCCGCCGACGAGGCGGCTGGCCAGACGGTGATTTCTCTTGTTAGCACCATCAACTTCCGTGGAGGCGAGATTCTTGATTTCGTCAAAACGGACGGTACGGTTGTGAGCGCCGCTCACACTGTCACCGGCATTGATCGGACTAACAAAACGATCACGGTCTCTCCGGCTCTCGCTGCGGAAGTGAAAGCCGCCGAAGCCTTCCCCGTTCGTGCTTCGTCCGACTCGACGACTTCTGTCCCCAACAACTCCTTCAACAAGGAGATTCAGGGGCTTGAGTCGATCGTGTCCGCAACTGGCACGCTGCACGGTCTCAACCCGAACACCTACACCTGGTGGAAATCCCACGTGGATGCCACTGGTGGGGCCATCGGTGATGCGATCCTGCACAAAGCCAAGGATGAAGTTGGCTTCGAGCAGGGTATTGACGTTGACAACGGACTCGACTTCGCAATCGTTACCACGCGAGGCATCCGGCGTCGCTACGCCAGCACCCTGACTTCGGTTAAGCGCTTCAACGACGCACAGTCGGTGAAGCTGCATGGTGGCTACACGGCTCTGATGTTCGACGAGAATCCGATTTTCATCGACGATCAGTGTCCGGTGGGTACTGTGTACGGACTCGCCCTCAACCGTCTGTTCTGGTCGCAGATGTCTGACTGGGATTGGATGGACGAGGACGGCAAGGTGCTTAAGTGGGAGTCGCGGAAGGATCGCTACATTGCTGTGCTGTACAAATACTGCCAGCTTGGTACGACCCACCGTGGAGCGCACTTCAAGCTCACCGGCATTACCGACGACTCGCGATAATCGAGTTGCTCCTGTGAAGCCCCTGCCCTTCGGGGTGGGGGCTTTGCTATACTTACGAGTATGAGCAAAATCGTTGTCCCAGGAAGCTCCGCCCCGTCTAACCTCGTCCTCGCTGAGGGCGTCAGCGCCGCAATGGTAGAGGGAGATGTCTACAACATTTGCGAGCGAATCAAAGAGGTAGACCCCAGCCTTTTCATCATCCAGCTTGAGAACGACGCCAAAGGATGCGCGTACGCGATCATGGAGAGGTGCGAGGATGGAATGGACCGGCTGGTTTACAAGACCCAGGAGCTTGATCAGAGGATTATTGAGAAGTGTCAGTACATGAAACGCGTTCCCTTCGAGCATCGCGCCCAGATGATCATGGAGCAGGTTGATCGCGAAGAAGAGGAACGGCGTGAGAAAGAGTCGGAGGAACTCTACGAAAAACTCGGCGCACCCATGCGGCGTGAATTCGCTAGGACCGGATTCATTGACGGCACCGGCCAGAGCTTTCCTAAAGTGAAAGGTAAAGTGCTGTAATGGCTACCACGGCCGGAGAAATCCTCGAACGAGTCCAAGCGCTAGGCTACGGAACCGATATTTCAGCGCCGCAGTTGAAAGCGTTGAACATGCTGCACAAGCGCATTGTCAATACTCGTAGGTGGCGCTTTCTCGGATCAGTCGAGTCTTCGCTGACTACCTCGGTAGGAGTGGGCGAATACACTGTGGACACCCTGGCCGATACGAAGCGCATCGACGCTGTACGCCTTCGTGCATCCAACGGGGATGCGATCAATCTAGAGCATCAGGAGCAGGCAACGGTACGTGATTTCACCAACCTATTCCCTGAGAACGGGACGCCTCAGTATTGGGTTCAGATCGGGGCCAAACTCCATATTTGGCCAAAACCCGATAAGGCGTACTCCATTCTTGTGGACGTAGTAGACATCCCCACCGAGCTTACTGAATCAGGTAAAAACGTACAGATTCCTGATTCACATGCTGACATCCTGGTGTGGGGAACGATCATGGGCATTACGTTTCGCGAGCGCGATTGGGAAGGGCATAACTTCTCACGGCAAATGTACGCTGAGCTACTAGCTGAGATGCAGGCACAATTTGGCATGAGTGATCGGCAGACCCCTAAGACGGTCGCCAACTCAGGCTTCCATGACAGCTTCAACGTTGACTCCCCGTGGCTGAGCTAAGACTGGTCAAAGTTCAGATGCCCTACGCGGGCCTGGATACGAACAGCGCCCCCGGCCTGTCGCCGGAGGGGAAGGGTCCGTTGGTGCGAAACTTTCTTCCGCAGTACAAGGACAAACTTGTCATGCGGGGGCCGATCAACGATAAACACCTGAACGAGTCTCCGATGGTTCATGATCCGCCTTGGTTCGACGACACCATGATCCCAGTGGGCGCATGGCATCACAATGACAAGCTGATGATGTCGTTCCATCGTCAGCCTAGCGTGACTGGAATGCTTTACCGTCCCCCGTGGAAGGCTCCGTACCTGCGATCTATTTCCAGCAGTTCGCTGGCTCAGCCCAACGCGGCAATGGTGTGGGTGAATACTACTACTGGTCAGGTAGAATCGGTAATCGTCAACGAAGAAGTCGATTTGCACAAGGTCATTTCTGGCGTTGGCGCGAGGATTCTAGACTACACTTATGGCTACCCTTACTATGGGATCGGCGCGAAGCTAGACAATGAACGATACCAGTGGATACGCCCCCTACTCCGTTGGGACGGCGACGCCGGAGAGCCTACGGCGTACGACAATGCCCCTCAGTCCGGTCAGTATGTTAAGTCGCACTTGAACCGACTGTGGGTACTTGGTGGAATTGATCCTACGCTCGAAGAAGAAAAAGAAACTCTCACGGGTAACACTAGCAACGGGGTCTCCTATATCACTAGTCCCGTACCGTGGACCGGCAAGGGCGAAAATGCTGAATGGAAAATCGGCCAGGAAATCAAAGGCACGGGCATTCAGGCTGGCACTGTAATCACTAGCTTCGGCCTTGATCCGAAAGGCAACCGCAGGGTTTACATCAGCAAACCGGCGACCGCAACCAATACCGGAGTCGTCTTCAAAACTATTCTCACCGACGCTAAATTTGAGATGAACACTCTCTTCTTCTCAGACCAGGGCGGACCTGTGAATGACTCGATGGACTTCTGGAAGGACAACATCTCGGGCCTGGTGAACCGGATCGTAGTAGGTGACGAAGACCGCAACGATTTCGGTGTAGCTCTCGCTGTTGTGAATCAATCGCTGATCATCTTTAAGCGGAAATCTGTTTGGGCTCTCTATGGATACTCACCCAGTACGTTCCAGGTCCGCAACCTTACCTTCGAGTTTGGCTGTGTTGATCCGTGGTCGGTATGTGAGACTCACTACGGCGTCTATTTCATGAGCCAGAATGGATTGATGTACTTCAACGGCGAAACGTTTACGCAAGTGGATTCGGACATCGACAACATTACTCGCCCGCTTGTTGCGGAATGCGCTGGCGAGGCTGTCGATCAGCAAGACCTTTGGCGCTTCGGCCGGGTGTCATGTTCTGACATCGGCGGCGGGTACCTCATGCTCAGCATCCACAAGCAGAACAACACCGACACCAATTTCGGTCAGCTAGAGTCCCCGAGTTTCACTGGAATAATGCACATGGATACGCAGAACTGGACGGAGTTCACTAGTAACAATTTGCAGGGAACGGGCATTCCATTGCTGATCGGAATGATCAATCGGACGCCATACATTTTCGACGGAGAGTACATCACGCAGATACCAGATGTGGTAACCGTGAATGAGGAGGCGAACGTAGATAGCGCCCATTTCCCGTCTACGGCAATTCCAGCCAAGATTCGCACGGATCGCATCCCGTTGTCTAGTCCTGGGTACATGAGCCAGTTCAACCGGATCATGCAGGACTACACGTGGCCGAATGGCGCGAGCGACGGCGCAGCGCAGAAAGGCTGGTGGATCACGGTCAAGGACGCGAACGGCGCGGACGTGCTACCCGCCACTCAGGTAGAGGGTCACGCCAAACCCACTGGTCGCGGAGTAATTGACGGCTCTACCCCCAGCGCATTTGTGAACGGTCGTCGATTTGAGGTGGATGCCTTTAATGAGGCAACTGATGCTGTGCTGGAAATCGAGTGGAAAGACAACAATCTGGAAGTCGTGAATCCAGAGCTATACGACGCCACGTTCGAGATACAAATGACGCGTAAGCGGCGCACTATCTGATATACTTCACCGTATGCCTAACCTTCACCCTGACAAGTTGGTTGGCGTTGCCCGAGCAGTACAACAGCGCCCACGCCGCCCGAAACCGTCCGTAGAGAATGCCGCTGTAGCGGCTGCCTCAGCGCCAAAGCCCCTTACTCCTCGGTCCAAAGGGCCGCAGGGAGGCGGGGACGGCATCATGGAGAACCTCGCTTATCGCATGCGCGACGAGCATTGGAACGGCTTTCTGGATAGGATCGCTCGCGGTGGCGTAGCTGAGACCCGAAAAGCGAAAGGTCAGGGGCAGATCAAAGCTCCGAAACCTGCTGTGGGTAACACTAAAGGCCAGCCTATAGTGATCTCAATTCAGACGCCGAATGCCTAAACTCTCGAACAAACAGAACGTCTCCGGTAAAATCGGAGTAGGGAACAAACAAGGTTTCCACGAAGGGCTGTCTTCTAATCCGCAGCCTGTAGCCGGTCCTGGAAGTCCTGGCACCACTTACAATCCGGGCGTACCTAACCCCACTGTTCAGCCGTTCCTGACGGCCGAAGATATGATGGCCTACGCTATGGCGAGGCAGCAGTACGAAGAAGGTCTGCACAGCCTGGATGCGAACTATGAGACTTCACTCATTACTACCGGCTACGAAAAAGAAAACCTTGAGAAAGGTCGTGTTCAAGGGCGCGAGGAATCATCGGACGATATGGCAGCGCGAGGACTGTTCAGGTCCAGCGTCCGCGACGCCGATCTGTTCGACATTGATGCCACCGCAGAGATGCGTAAGGTATTCCTAGACACTCAGCTTAACACCCAGAAATTGAACATGGAAACTCAGAAGGCGTCGATGGAAGCGAACTGGAAAACGTACGAAGAAGGCGTCAACCAGAAAAAAGTGGAAAACGCTGCTGGTGTTCAGGCTAACATGCCTCAGTGGCAAGTCGAGCCGCACTGGGAAAACATCAAACAGCCTAGCGATCCGAAGCAGCAGAAAAAACAGGGCGGCGGGGCCAAACAGAACACCACGATCACCGCGCCCAAAGAACCGAAACAGAACACTTCTGTCCCTGCCGGACCTTCGGTGTCAGCGCCGCAGAAAGCGAAAGGAACCAAAGCGGTGAACTCCGCGAAGAACATCATGGGGAAACTGTATGGCTAAGCTAGGAAAGAACTCCAAGAAAGTCTCCGAGGGCAAACAGAAGGTTGGCCCTGGCCGCAAGGCTCCTGAGAACGAGCCGGGAGGCAACAAGCCTAAGAAGAAGGGCACGAAAGGCAAGGTCAAGCAGGATCAGTACAATCCGCTTGAGGCCATGAGCCCCAAGGAGCTTCGCCAGCAGGCGATGAAAACTGTTCGCGCCATCTACAAACCCGCTTTCAAGCAGCTAGGCCGCGAAGAACAGCGCATGCTCTCGATCAGCAGCAAGCGCAAAAATGACAACGCTTACTATCTCAACTGGCTCGACAAGAAATCTCAGCAGCTACAAGCGCACCAGGATGCTGCTAACGCTGCAATCTTGAAAGCCGGAGCAGACGCTACTGCTGAAACTGGTCAGGCATACCAAGACCTTCGCGCTGACCTGATCGAGACTGGCGAGAGTACTCCCGGTGTCGTCAGTAATGTGGGTGATGCGACTGCCTTCGACGTAAGTGGTCAGGCCAGTCGCGACCAGGCACTCATTGAGTCCGCTAGGAATCAGACCCAGGGCCAGCTAGGCGCGATTGAAGACGCCAGCCAAATGGCCGCTGCCTCCAACTTCGCATTCATCGCGGGTCAGGAAGCTAAACGGGTCGGTGACCAGTGGGAGGCTCTGTCCAAACTGGGTGACGCCAAACAGGAGCTTCGCCTTAGTCGAGCGGCTGATGCAGCCAAGGAGATTTCGCGGCTGTTTGATCGTGAGATCGAGAAGGCCCAAATCAGGGGTCAGATGTCTGCCGCAGAGACCCAGGCTATGCTTGAGGCCAAACGGTTCGGTTTGGATGTCAGCAAGCTTGAACTCGACCGCGAACAGTTTGACTTTGAACAGACCGAGAGCAACCGCAAATTCGGTCTCGAAAAAAAGAAGCACCAGGAGACTGTGCGCTGGCACAACATCGAAGCCCAACTCAAAAAGGCTGACAATAAGGCTGAGCAGCGCAAAGCCAACCAGAAAGTCACGGCAATCATTCAGGAGGGCATCTCCACGATTGCTTCTAACCCGAACCTACAGCGTAGGCTGTCCAAGAACCCCAACGCTGTGAAGCAGCGCTTGATGAAGATTCTGGGCTCAGCTACGGCAGCTAGTGCGGCCGTCGAGCTTGTTGGTCAGGGTAAGCTGAACCCGACCACGCGACAGGACCTACGAGCGCTGGGTTACATAGTGCCTCCTAAGTGGAGGTAAGTTATGGGAAGCTGGTCTGACTTTCACGCCAGGGAGTCGAAGCCAAAGAAGAAGTCTTCACCGCCCCCGGCACCAAGCACTCAAGAACGACGCGAACACGCTGGTAAGGTACCCCAGCCGGGGGTACCCGCTGGCCCGCGCAACAAGGGAACGGTAACCCCGAGCGGCGAGACTGTTCCGTACGTGCCCAGCACTACGGGCTACGTTCCGGGTTCGGTCAAAGGCGGTAAGAAGGGCTCGATTCGGAAGATCACCCCGAGCCTGATCAAAAAGCGGTACGACTCGCTGCGAGACGCTGAGCCGTACATTCCTACTGATCTGCCTGATGCGCCCAAATCGGACGACGCCGATTACCACACCCGCCATTCTGGCGCGAAGGAATACCGCGAAAAAGCTCTCGAAGCCGTCGCTGAGGCAAACCTACAGACCAACAAGCGCGGCGAAATCAAGACCAAAGTCGAGAAAGTACCGGTCATTAAGACCAGCGCTGCGCAGATCAAAAAGGAAACCGACGAGCTAAAACGTACTCTGTCGAAGGCTCGCAAAGCCGGAGCTTCCAAAGAGGAATTGGAAATCGGTAAAGCTGTTGGCTCACGCCAGATCGCAAAACGTAATTACGCTCTGACCGAGGACGGTCAGGTCAAAATGCGCAAAGTCGTGGTGCCGGTTCCCAAGTCTGAGAAGCGACTGGCCAAAGAGCTTGAACAGGTCAATCGAACCGTGCGCGCGATTCAGAAAGGTAAGCGCGTATACGAGCCTGAGGAGGAGGATGATGAAACTCCGGTTCTCGGAGACATCGCGGGTTCGATTGGTGAGAGCCTAGATCGAGCGACTGAGTTCGCTGTGCCTACTGGTCACGGCTCAGTTAGCATGCGCGATCAGTACGTGAAAGGCGCTCAGCAGATTGCCGACACCGCTGCTGATGCCATCACGAAGCTGGGCGAGTCGATGAAAGCTCAGCAGGAACTTGAAGATATGCGCCTTGAGTCTGCTGGCTTGGGGTTCATCCCAGAGGCGCGGAAGGCTGTGGGCAAAGGCATCCGTACGGGAGTGACTACGGGCGCGGAGTACCTGACGCGGCCGGGACTCGCCATCGAGGCGAGTATTGCGCAAGAGCTTGGCAAACCTGGCTCTCCGCTGGGCACCCTGCTGCTGAGCGAGAAGGGACGTCGCAAACTACAGAATGCCGCCAGTCCTACTGAGGCGTTGCTGCATGGTCACAATGCGAAGGGCGCTGTGGATGGCGGTGAGTTGTCAGAGGCTCTATTTGGTACTCCCACGCTGGGGCTGCCGATTGATCTGCTGACTGATCCTCTGATGTACATTGGCTTCGCCGGACTCCCTGCAAAGTCAGCCGAGCGGGCAGCCGCTCTTACCTCACGGTTGCAGAAGTCTGCTCCGACCGTACTGAAATCTGCGCAGTTCACCAGGATCATGGATGCGGCGATCAAGTCTGGTGACTACGACGCTGCTATGCGCTGGCTTGAGGATGCGGCCAAGAAAAACAAGGTCAGCCTCAAACGCCTTGGTAAAACCAAAGCGGACAAAGCAGCCATCGCTGAGGTGAATCTAGAGCAGCTTGAGCGCATGAACGAGATCGGCCGGTTGGTACGCGAGGGCCGGTTGAAGGACTACAAAGTTCAGGGGGACACTGTTAGTGTTCCGGGCAAAGCCATGCAGGCTGCGGCTGAGGAGGTAGCGCGATTCGGTCTGCGCCGCGAGCTTAAACCGGGATTCACGCTTGAGGTTCGTACTCCGCTTGGGCGGAAGCTGGGCGGCGTCGAGGTTCCGATTCCTAAGGCATTCGCGGCCCGCCGGTGGATTCCCCGCTTCTCCGCATTGCGCCCTGGCGGCGGTGAGTCAATCAAACTCATGGAGAAAGCTCGGGGCACTCGCGCCACCGCCGAGGTGTACGCAAGGAACGCTGCTGAGCATGAGCGGTTGCTGAACCGGCTCAATGATGTCGAGACGAATCCGGCAGCTACCAGGGCCGAGTTGGCCGACGCTGAAAAGAAACTGGCCGACTTCGAGGACGGTATTCGCGCTCAGGCGATGGATGCGCGTCTCAAAGAGCAGTCTAACGCTAAAAGCTTCGCCAGCCTTGACGAGTTGATCAAGGAGAAAAACTCCAAACGCTTCGCCCACGAAATTCAGCGGGTGACCAATGCTCTCGGGCGTCATACGCAGCGCACGTTCCTGCATCACGTCCTCCGCGCAGCCGAGCCGATCCTCAAGGAGGGTGACGCCGCTAGGGTGCGTGTCGGCGCTCACATGGCAGCGCGAGCGGACGTGGGCACCCGAGCCCTTCTCAATGACGTAGCACCGCTAACTACGAAGGAGCAGCAGTTCCTCGACGACCTGGACGTGATCTACAAGGAGCTTGAAGAGTACGGTCTGGACGTTGGAACGCTCAAAAACGGGATTGAAAACTACATCCCGAGGTTCTGGTCTACGGCTGACGACATCACTGGCCCGCTTCACGCGGGACCACGCTCGGAGGAGTCTGTGCCGCTGGGCGGGCGGCGCGGCTCCGCGAGCGCTTTCCAGCACCACCGCACGCTGCCTGAGCTTGCGTCCATAGCTGACAAGAACAAGCTCGCGCAGATGATCCGTACGATTGCTACGCGTCCGATCACCGCAAAGGAGAGTCTTGACCTGGCTGAGCAATGGCACCGGCTGGGCAAAGTTCGTTTGACGATGGAGGATATGGCTCAGGCGCTACAGCGTGGCCGTGTGATGCGCGAGGAGGATATGACCGACTTGCAGAAAGTGGCCTACGAATGGTCTCAGCGCATGGTCAGTCAAGACGAGCAGATTCCTTCCTTGTTCCGAAACCTTGAGGAGACCGATGGCGTTCTCAAACTGAGCAACGCCGCCTTTGAGTCTGACGCTTACCGCTTTGTGGAATCGCCGTTCACTGGACTAAGCCCGCGAGAAGAGTGGCGAGTGAAATGGTCTTCTGCCAAAGAAAGCTTCGGCCGACTCAAAGAGGCGCGTGAGTTGGCTACTGATCCGAAACTACAGAAAGAATACGACGATCTACTTGCTCAGCGGCAGAAAGAGTTGGACGAGTTGGAGGCTGCCCGAGTTGCCGCCGACGAAGAGAGGCTGCTGCCGCCCGATCAGACCAACCAAGAGCAGGAGTTTGAAACTGAGGGCACCGGCCGCGGATTCGACACCCGTGAAAAACGGCCCCGTCCTACTCACGATGGAGCATCAGCGCCCGTTGCTGATGAAGTCGGGCTGGCAAACGATATGGAAATCGAAGATTTCTTGCCGAATGCCACTCAAGAGTACATTGGTACTCTAAAGGACTTCCGCCGCGACCATCCGGATAAGTTCCCTGTCCTAGACCCGGTACTTGCTAACTACCACCGTACTAGGGCCGAGGGGCTGCAAACGGTGTACCACACTCGCTGGCGCGCTCTTGACGCCTCGGTGGGCCGCAGCATGACGGAGGCACACTCCGGCCGCTTCCGTACGGTTGATGGCCGAGAGGGCTACACTCATGAACTGGTCCCGGTATTTCACGAGGGCAAAGCAGAGGACTTGCCTGATGATTTCCTCCTGCCTGATAAACCCATTGGCTACAGGTTCCGCGAAGGTGACAAAGACGAGATTCTGTACCCGCATGACGTAGAGTTCATGGATCGAACCCTGATCCCGAACAGGGAGTACAACATTTGGTACGACCCGGACACCGGACGCGAGTACGCCACGGCGCAAGAGCTTGATCCTGCGGTCGGAGGCGCTATTGCTGACGCCATCGGCAAAGATCGCCTATGGCCTACTGATGTGATCCGTGATGTCCGCGCTGAGTTCTACCGGATGGGCGAAACCACGGCTACCGAACTGTTCGACTCCGGCTTGCAAAACCTTTTCGACCGGACCATGAGTCTGACTCGCTACGGAGTCACCACGCTGTTCCCGGCATTCCACGTCAGGAACATGATCAGCGATGCTTTGCAGTCTACGATGGCTGACCCCGGGTTCTGGTTCCACCCGGTGGGCAACGCCGCGCTCACGTACTCGGTCATGACTAGGGGCAAGTCGGTGAAGGTCGGGCCGGTCACGTTCGGAGGCGGCAAAGTCACTGTGCCGCATCTCGGCAAGATGAACATTGAGGATTATCTGGCCACGATGGATGCTTTCGGTCTGCGCTCCAATCAGCACATCGCGGAGATGGCGCGGCTGGCTGAGCGCGGTGATGTGCCTGGACTTGAGAAATGGTTTCAGGGGATCAAATCCTACCGGCGTCCGGTGCAGGTAGTCAAAAAAGGTTTCGGCCTCGGTCCGACCGGCGCGATAGGAAAGCGGGCAATCGAGTTTAGCGCCCGTCGAGAGGACATCCAGCGCGTTATTACGTTCACCCAACGCATGCGCAGGAATGGCGGCGATTACGCTGACGCAATGTGGTGGACTATTAAACACCACTTCGATTACGCGGACCTGACCCCGATTGAGCGGAGGGTCTTCCGTAACCTGTTCCTGTTCTACACCTGGTACAGGAAAAATATTCCGCTGCAACTCATGAGCATCATTACTAAGCCTGGGTTCTTCTCAGCTATGACCAACACCTACATCGGACTGGCGTCAGGTGAGACTCCGCTGAATCAGGACTGGTCGAAGATTAACCCGATCCTGCCGGATATGAGTGGGCCTGTACCCCACGCTGGTCTGGTACCGGATTACATGATCAACTCCCTCAGCGCTCTGACGATGAATTGGAACGGGCATGCCCTGGCAGTTGGCTTCGGCGCACCCTGGTCCGATATGAACTTGCTGGTCAACCTGTTCGGCGGAACGGAAGCAGCCTTGCGGCAGGGACTCGCTATGTTCAACCCCATGCTTTCCGTGCCCTTCCAGTACGCACTACGGAAGGACTTGCTGACTGGCCGCACGTTCGATAAGCGCGAGGCCAGCGGCTCAGCGTCGGTGCTTGGTTGGCTAGGCGAGCAATTCGGCTGGGAGATTCCCAAGAATGAGGACGGCGACTATGTGTTGCCGTGGCAGTTGAACCTGGCGTTCAATCAGGTGCCGATTGGTGGACGCGCCCTCGGGTACGGACGTACTACGCCGATCACCGAGGACCCGGGCCGGATCAACAAGTGGTTCGGTGGCGGCCCCGGCACCTTCCTTTCAGGCTTGAACATCTACGTCAGCCCGAAAGAAGGCGAACGGCTGGACGCAGCCTACATCAGCCGTATGATTGGTCGCGCCGCTCAGCGCAACGAGCTACAGCAACAGGGCGCTACGGACGCCGATATGGCAGCGTTTGACAAGCAGACCCGCGAATGGGCCAAAGAGATCGGCATCCCGTACAAATACCTTGAGGTGGTACCGGGCATCGGTCCTGCGTACGTCACCGAGGAAGAGCGAGGCACGTTCAGCATGGGCGGCAAATCGCCCCTGACTAGCGGCGGCACCGCCGGGACCATCTTGGGCGGCGGTGGAGGGCTCAACTTCGATACCAAAACGCCCGAATTCAAGTCTCAGACGGAAGAGTCAGTCGAAAAGCTGAACAACCCCGGCAAATTCCAAGACCCGCCGAAACTGACGCCGCTGGCGCAGGGACTCAACTTCGGCAATGAGCCCACGAATCCGCTCGCTGAGGGCGCTGGCGTGGCGCGAGAGGGCGCGCTCAATTCAGCCCTGTTCAGGCTAAGGGCCAATAAAGCAGCCCGCGAGGGCGAGGCTCAGGGCCGCTCAGAGGGTAAAGCGATGGCCAAGGCCGATAAGAAGACCAAGGAGAAGGTCGCGCCACGGGCCAAGCAGCAGAAGAACGCCAAAATCATCCGTAAACTGCACCTGAAAGAGCGCCACGCAGAACGCAAGAAGTTCGCGAAACGGATTCGAGCGCTTCGCAATGAGGTAAACAAGGGCAAACTCCCGCAGTTTGAGGGCTTCACCGACAAAGATCAGGAACAGTTCGCTCAGTGGTTGAGCGTTTACTCCGGCCTACCGCCTGAGCTTGTAGGACCGTGGGTTCTCGCGGAGGGCGGCGGCTGGGGCTCCGAAGGCGTCAGCGGCGGCGAAGCGGGCAAGAACAACTGGCTTGGCGTCGGCTACCCCGGTGAACAGACTGAACTCAGCCGGTACCACAAACTGAACGAAGACCCGAAAACGGCCGCGAAATTCACGGCCGATTGGCTCAAGGGCGCAGGTTTGCCTGACGGCTCATGGAAAGCAGAAGCTCGAATTCCTGAGATCGTCACTCTGAAAGACAGGTCTCCGCAGGAGATCATGGAATTCATCGGCAACGAAAGCGGCTGGGGCACGGGTACGTTCGAGCTTGGGACTGTCGATGTTATCGGCTACGGCGGCAAGAAGAACCCCACCGCTGAACGGCAACTCAAGAAGGTCGAAGCGGCGGCCAAGAAAGCTGGATTCGATCCTGACGAGATCGGCCAAACGTCCTTGCGGTTGCAGAAGACCCTTCGTGCCAAGAAACTGAAAGGCTCGTGGGCGGGCTCATGGGCCGTACTCAAACCGGCCATCAAGGGCTTTGAAGTTTCGTCTGAAAAGCGTAGTCCCAGCGACCCGCTCAGCTTGGACAATCCTGGCAGCGATCACAATGAAGCGAACGAGGAAGCGTTTGCTTACGACCTGCCGACTACGGATGGCGAACCCATCGCACACACTGTTGCCGAGCGACTTGGGATCAAGGGGTACCACACGGGCGATTACACGTCCTGGGTCAGCCCCAAGTACCCTGGCTATCGGTTCCAGATTCTGTGGGCAGTAGAGGGGCACTATGATCACGTCCACGTTGGAGCAAAGTGGACCGGCGAAGACTTGCCCAAGGGTACGTACCTCGGCGGACCCGGTTCACCTGGCGCGCCCGCAAGCGCCGCCTACTCTGGCGGAGGCGGCGGTGTTTCCGTGCCTACCGCAGGGGTGAAGGGGCCGGACTATAAACCGGGCCGTAGTAAGGAAATGGAGAAGGAAATTCAGCAGTCACGGCAGCGCATGCAAGCGGCTGCCGGCGGCAGTTCAAATGTCAGTGTAGGCTCTGGCCCGTTCCTGACTGTGAATGAGGCGTACAACTTGGGCTCTGGCGCGAAAGGCCGCGAGGGCAAAGCCATTGTGGAACGTGCTGAACGTGAACTCGAAGCGCTACGGAAGCGTGACGAAGGTAAGAAACAGATGCCGAAACTTGGTAAAATGTAAGGATGGAGTCAAGCGCTGTCCCATACGAAACCCCACTAGGGGAACGTGTTACGAGAGTTGAGGTAGAAGTGAAGGCGGTAGCGAGAGATGTTGATCAGATCAACGAACGTCTCGACAGAGCTGTCAAAGCTGGCTATTTCCTCGGCTCAACCTTCCTTGCTCTTGCGGGCACGATTATTGGAGCAGTCATTGCCGGTTAAAACTGCCAGAAAGATTCCCAGAGTGACTCGCGATCACATTGCCCTGGCGCTGGTGTGCCTGGGCCTCGGCGCGTTCGGAGCAGGTGGCACGGTAGCCATCGACCGGCTCGCCACTGAGACCGAAAATTCAGTAGACAAACAAACTCTTGAAGAAAGCTGTGAAGAGTTCGGCAACACTCTGCGAGAGGGTCTGCGCGAATTCTTCGCAGACGAGCTTGAACGAGCCGAACATCCAGACCCGCGTCTGATCGAACAGTTCGGACTGACCGTGCAAGAGGCAAAAGAACTTTCAGCCGAACGAATTGGGCAGCTTAAGTACAACATTAATGTGCGGTTCAAAGATGTTCCGTGCGGAAAGGTTTACGACAAGTAATGGTTATCGCGTGCATCAGTTCAATCGTGCTATGCTGGGGAGCGGGCATCTGGCTAATCGCTAAGGCGATGGGTCATGAGGCACCAGAGAGGTTTGAACCCCTTGCCCCCTGCCACGATTCAGTGACCATCAATTCCGATCTTGAGGGTCTAGCGTAAATGAAGAAGTGCTCCAAATGTGCAAAGTTCAAAACGGTCGATAATTTCAGAAAAGACAGCCGCTCCAAGGACGAATTACAGTCATGGTGCATTGAGTGTACGACTACCGCTCAAAAAGATGCGGCACTTCGGGCCAATTATGGAATCACCCTAAACGACTACAATGCGTTAGTTATCGCCCAAGGAGGCGAGTGTAAGATTTGTAGGCGCAATGACAGGTCTCTGTGGGTGGATCATTGTCATGATACCGGAAAAGTGCGAGGGCTTCTGTGCCCAGGATGTAATACGGGACTTGGCTCATTCGGTGATAAAATTGAGGGATTAGAAGCGGCCATAAACTACTTGAAGGAGATTCAATGACTGACACTTTTACCGAGGCCGGAAAGCTCTGGCCTAAGGTCATTCGATACCGGAAGCTCATTGCAGCACTAGTGACCACTAGCGGTCCGCTGTCGTTCTACTTGCTAGGTGGGCCACATTCTGCGGAAGAGATTGCTCAGGCTGTGTACGCATGGGCTCTTGTAAACCTCGGCGTATACGGGGTGACCAATGACTAACATCGACGAGCGCATCAAGCGCCAACGTAGGCGATGGTTGCGATCTAAACCCGGCAGTCGTTCGCGTAAGCGAGCCCGTGCCGTGATCAAACATCTAAAGAACCTCCGTGCTGCCGTGGTCCTGAGCGGGCCTCCGTGGTGGGGAGGCGGGAAGCGAATCATCAGGGACGAGGTTTGGCCCATTGTCAAGGCAGCAGGTATCACGCCGACTTCTGGTAAGCGGCGAGAGACCTTTGGGAACCCGTCCTCGGATCACTTCTTCCTGAACATTTGGGCGTTTGCCAAGGACTTCGCTACTGCGAACAACCAGACTCTCGCTCAGCGGATTAGGTCGGCACTGACCCCCGGTGAGACCCATCACGACTTCGAGGAATTCTTCTTCGAGCGATTTGGTCATACCTATCGAGGGCAGATCATCGCTGCCACGCATGGCACCGGACCACACCTGCACATCGGCATCAAGAGGATTGATTAATGGCCCAGCATGAAGCGACGTATTTGGACCGTGCTGCCGTGTTCATCGGTCGCTGGGAGGGCTGTCTGCTTGAAGCCTACCTAGACACCATTGCCAGTCCTCCGGTATGGACGATTGGCTTCGGCTGGACCGGCAAGATCAAGAAGAACGGCCGTTGGCGCTCAATCAGGGCCGGAGACCGCTTCACTCAAAAAGAGGCTGACGCTTACCTGTCGAGAGAGATTCGGAAGTTCGCTCATGAGGTGAACAAACTGATCAAGGTTCCAGTTAGCAGGCGAATGCGCATGATGCTCATTTCGCTCGCGTACAACATTGGACTCGGCGCGTTCGCGTCGTCTACGTTGCTACGCAAGCTGAACCGGCGTGAATACTGGGGCGCTGCCCAGGAGTTCCCGAAATGGAGCTTCGCCGGAGGCGTTCAGATTGAGGGTCTGCTCAACCGTCGCCGGGACGAGCAGCGAGTATTCATTCATTACGCGAAGGGCAAGAGGCTCCGCAGGGGCCAGCGCAAACTCTAATGCCACGCCGCAACTCTAGAGTACGTGAGCGCAACGTAAGCAGAGCAGCACAACGCGCCGGGAGCAAGAAGAACTCCCGGCGCGAAGCGAAGCTTAAAGCTCGAACGAAAGCTGCCCCGAGCCAGGCTCAAGGACTTTCTGCTTAAGCTCAGGTAGCGGCGGCGCGTAGTCTACCTTCTGTCCATACCCTAGACGAATAGCCTCCTGCAAGAACAGGCGTTTAGCTTGTGCAGGTGGGAGTCCAATAGTCCAATCAATCATAGGTCCAAGCTCAGGCTTAGGCTCAGACCAATGAGGCAGTCCGATGTTGCCTTCATAGTTCAACATCGTATCGTCAGCGGCCTTGACCACAGGGTCATGGAATTGATCCGGGTCAATACCTAGTTTTTCACCGATTACGGCGTCACATTTTTGAGTGAGTTCGGCGTACGTCTTACCGTATAGCGGCTTAGCCGGACGCGGCAAGTCCCACAAATACGCCTCGCTACCGTCATGAAACAATGCGCCACCTTTGAACTCGTCAGGAACCAATCGACTTACGGCTACTGAATGCTCGGCCACTGAAATCCAAGGGTCAGTCGCGCCAGAGAATCGGAACGTTCCGGCCAGATGATGTGCAATGTCGTTCAATGCAATCATCTCAGCAGTCGGCTCAAGAAAGTGGTAGTACAATCCGCTTGCCGTCTGAATTCTGAATTTGGTTTCGTTCGGACCGCTATCGGCCATTACGATTCCCCCTCAATGTTCAGCATAACGCCTTGAATCTGGGCGTATAGCAGTTCTAGGTCTCCGTCATTCGTAATCGTGTAGTCAGCGCCAATGCCTTCCTTTGCCGCCTCTAGGCCAATCAAGTCAGTCTCGGTTGCGTGCTGCAACTCAGATGAATCCTGAATGCGGCCGATCTTCATTAGCCGGTCTTGACGCGTCGCCTCGCGGGTGAGTATCCGAATGAATTTGAAACCAAGCTCCTTGAGTGCCCAGTACTCGTTACGCATTCGCAGCGTATCGTTTACAATGTCCAGACCCTCTTCGCGAGCTTTAGTCACATCTTCAAGGTACAGGTTCAGCCACACGTCCTCGTCAATCTCTCGCATCTTGATGCCGAGTTCTTGGAGCTTGCCCCGATCTTTAGCAGCCTCAGGCCCCCAAAGTTGTTCGGCAATTCCGTAGATTGGCGTACTGATTTTCTTGGCGGTGTAACCGTAATGCTCAACCAAGTAGTCAGCTACCGTGGTCTTACCCGCACCCATACCGCCCATTAGTGCGATGTCAGCCATTCTTCCTCCTTTTCAACTCGGCTGCTACGTCGCGGGCGTGGTCAGCGAACTTCTCGTCCTCCACGCGCTCGAACAAGCCGAGGGCAATGAACAGTGGAACCCGAAGGTCAAACACACTGATCCTGCCGTCTTTGTCTACTTTCTTACTCCGTTCCATAGATCGCGCCCTCTACGCAGGCGGTGTAGTTGACGATGGGCACAGGAACAAGGTACACCAGGCCCGTAGCCAAGTCGTGGTACCCAATACCAAAGCCAGGGGACCAGTTCCTCAGCGCTTTGATCCGGTGGAGGTAGTCAGCCTTCTCGGGGTCTCCGAGCCAACCGAACTGCGCACCAACACGATACGTGCCGGTCGCGTTTCCTTCGACCGCATACTGGATGGCGTGGTGATGTGCGATAACCACCGAATGCTGGAATGCGTCAAGCGCACGAGCGGTAGTGTATTTACCCGAGTTACCAGTGTCATGAGTGAAGTACACTTCACCGATCTTGGTAGCCTCACGATACGGCGTCAACTCCCATTCGTTATCGGACAGTTCCAACAGTGAGTCCGTGTTCAGCAGTCCGTAAAGCTCAGGCGATTTGTCCTCGATGTACCGCCGGAACCTATCCTCATGGTTGCCTTCAACGAACTTCTTTTTGGTTGCGCCCAGTCCATCTAGGTCAGCGCGGCAACCTCGTACGACTACAAGCTCCTCGTCCAGACGGTCCATTCGCGTCGGGTCCTTGGAGTGGGCAGAAACGGCGTAGAAATCGGCCAAATCCCCCAGGTGAATCACTCCATCGGGCCTGAACGCAGTAGCTGCATTCAACATAACCGCCCAAGCCCTCTCGTCGTGATACGGGGCATGAGTGTCCGGTACGATCAGCCACTTCTCGATCCCCTCTTTGTTAGGTAGTGCGATGTTTTTGGCGATGAACTCTTCCATCGTGCTGCGGGCAACACCGTAGCCCTGCGACACGATTTCGCTCACCGACAGGCCAGCTTCCAGCTTGCGCTGAATCTCGTCCTTATGCGGGTCGAGCTTGCTTGCCACGTGCTGCCTCCTTCACTTGCTGTTTCCAGCCGTAGTACGCTAGGTGTCGGATCGCGTCAATGTCATGCGCGTCGTCGTGCGTACCGGGCTCTGCTTCGATCAACCGCTTGAAGTCGCCCTTGGCCACTTTGTCGGCGGTCGTCTTGATCTTAGGCGACTGTGCTACGAGTTTCGTACCACTGGTCCAAGCCAAGTACCGAATCATTCCGATCAACTGGCTGGTTTGCAGATCGTCACCGATCTGTTTAGCCCCCACCGCGCTCAGGCGATAAGTCTCGTAGATCACAGTGTCGTAGTCCGCGATCCTCTCACCGAGCTTGATCGCGAACGGTTTTAGCTCGCTGATGCCGTGGGTATCTAGCTCAATGATCCCATCGGCAAGCACGCCGGTCGCCCAACCGACGCGCTCACCGGGATCAATGGCTATGAGTCGCTTAGGACTGCTCACCGTCGCCATTTTCGGCCTCGGTTACAGCAGCCTCCTCCTCAGCGGCGGCGTTGTACGCCTGCACCCCAAGTTCAATGGACGAAACCTCTTCGCCGTTGAACAAACGGTAGCGCTCAGGGCAATCATCCGAGTCGTCCTCGAAGTTGCCGATAGCGAACACGCCGAACGGGGAGTATCCCCAGGCTTTGAAATTGTCAGCGTTGAACTGACGGCCATCCTTGAGGAAGATGATAGCCGGGATCGTGATGATCCTCAGCCCACCCGCGCAAGCTCGTTCAAGCTCGATGCGGCCGATCTCCTCAGGAGAAAGCTCCTCCTCTTGCGTATCGCCAACGGGCACCGCAGTATCGGGTGACGCCATCAGTTTTTCCATATCCTCTCGGGACATCTCACCAGAAGCACCGGCGAAATCCGACAGGTCTACTGCTTCTCCACTCATGATCCTCCTTACGCGTCAGCGTAGTTCGTAGTCACTATCCCGCCCTCCACTTGAAGCGGCGGGTCACAATCGAAAGCGGTACACAGAGCGTCAGGCATTAGCGCTGACACCTCCTCGGCTGCGTCCTTATGACACTCGACCACGATCTCGTCGTGTACGAGCAGCAGCGGGATCGCGCCGAGATGTGCGGTTGCTTCGTGAACTTGGATCAGGCCCCTCTTCATGATCTGAGCGGCCGTTCCCTGGATCAGCGCATTGAGTCCAACGTACGCCTTTTCCTTGTCCACGACTTGTTTCTTGCCGAACGCCGTGTTCACGTAACCAACAGATTCGATCTTCTTCCTGATGCGCGAGTTCAGCCGGTAGTACCCTGGTAGGGATTTCTTGATTTTCTTGATCAGTTCTTTGGCCTCAGCTTTGGGAATCTGATTCATATCGGCAACTCGCGGGGCACCCGCACCGTAGGAGATGGCGAACATCGTGTTTTTGGCGATGTCACGCAGGAGACGATCCTCCGGCGTAGCGTTCTCCTTGGTGAATTCCTCCATCGGACGGCCATGAATCTGACCGGCCATGTAGGCGTGTGGGTCTAGCCCCTCCCGAATCAGTTTGCGGTACGCCTCGTTCGCCATGTAGTACGCCAGCAGACGTACCTCGATGGAGTCGTAGTCGTAGACCACAAACACGTGGTCCTCACGAGGCACGAACATAGACCGCGCCTCCTTGCCCGCCTTCTTCGGGATGTTCTGCATGTTCGGGCGCGCTGAACTCATGCGGCCCGTCCACGCCTCACACTGTTTGAATGACGTGTGTACAACATCACGACCGTCCACCGGATTGATGTAGGTCGTGAGGAACTTGTCGTATTTCCGCCACTCCATCAGAGTGTCAAGAATCGGGAACTGCTCAGTGAACTCTTGTAGCGCCCACTTGTGGGTTGCGAGTTCGCCTGATTTGGTCTTGCGATACAGCGGCACGCCAAGCTCTAGCAGCGCGTCCAATAGCGCCTGCTTCGAGCCTTCGCCTTTCAGCGCCTTTTCGGAACCGAAAGTCTCGATCAAAGGCTCACGTGCTTCCTGCTCAAGTGCTTCGTATTCCGCTTTGAGTTTCTGAACAACCTCTTGGTCGATCTTGACGCCAGTAGCTTCCGCTTGAGTCAGGATCGGGATTACTTCTTGCTCGATCCCGTAGGACTGGTCCGCCGGGTCAAGCTGGGTATCAAGGTAGGTATCCAGATCGTACGTATAGCGAGCATCCTTTTTGGCATACAACTCCATGACATCGGGATACGCCCTCCATACAAGGTAGTAGGCTTCGGGAGTCTCTTTGAGGCTCACTCCGATTGACTTCGCCATCTCGTCAATGGCCTCCGACTCGGCTTTGGCCTCCTCATTGACGAACGTAGCCGTCAAATCCTTGAGTTTGTACGAGCCCTTCCGCTGCCCGGTAGGGATCGCGATCCTCGCCTTGATGTCGGTATCGTGCAGCACCGCACCCTGCGACAAAATGTCGTAGTCCAGAGTTGCTCGGGTCTGATGCACGTCGAACGAGGTGTTGTGGCCAACCAGCGTACCGGCCGATTTGAGAGCGTTCTCGTATTCTTGCGCTCCATCTGCCGTCAGCAGGTTGGCCACGTACTCGTTCTTCGCGTCAGCCCAGGAACCAAGGAAGGCGGTCTCACCATCGTACCACCCGAACCCTTTGGTCTCGGTGTCAAACGCGAGTTTGGTCATTTCTTACGCTTCGCTATCGAGGCCCGAGGGACCCTCGGTCTCAGTAGCTACGGACTCCTCCTCAGGAGCGGTAGTGGTATCCTCAGCCACATCGGGCTGCTCGGTCTGCTCAGCGTCCTCCTCCTGCTCGGGCGTCTCCTCAGCGGGAGTCACGTCCTCAGGATCGGGAAGCTCAGTGTCAGCGGGCTGCTCGTTCGGAACAACCTGACCCTCGTCCTCCTCAGTCTCCTCAACAGCAGCCACTCGGCTCTCGACGCCCTCTACAGCTTCGTCGAAGATGCCTCTGATCTGCTCCTCGGATGCGCCAGAAGCCCAAAGCTCTGCCACATAGAAGAAGATGCTAGGTCGTGCTTTCTGAACTCGATCGTTGTCGAATACGTACGGATTGTCTCCGGGCATATTACCTCCTTAGATTGCGGGCTCGTCAGCCGAAGCCGTCGAAGCCGGTGCCGCAGCCTGCTGGACTTCAACCATCGGGAGGATTCCCTCCACGACTTTGATGTCCTCGTCGGCTGCCTCTACCTGACGAACACGCGGCACGAAGAACTTGCCTTTTTTGTTCTCACGCTGGACGCAATCCAGGGTGAAGGCAAGCTGGTGAGCTGGGGTATTCGACAGATTCTTAGCGATTACCGTGTTGATGTTTTTCGCGGCAGGCTGCCCCGTTTTGGTCAGCAGGAACTTGTACGGCATTTCCTGATCGACTTTGGGCAGGACGACCGTGTAGTTGTACGTGGTCCACGCGTCGGCGGGCACGTCCGGGTCGTCGTAGGCAAAGAGAACAAGCTCCCCGCCCTCGCTAATGCTTTTGCCTTTCTTCAAGGCCAGTACATGGAACAGAACAAGCTCGTCGCCGCCCTGCTCCCATAGCACCACCGGGTCCGGGTCGTCCTGGCCCAAGCATGAGAAGATCGAGCCAGCAGGAACGCGGTCCTCCTGAACGTGATCACTCATGTACTGCCCAAGCTTGATGCTAGGCAGCGCAACGTCCTCAGCCGTCAGTTCGACGGACGGAGTAGCTGCAAGGGCGGGTACAGACGCAGGCTCAGTGGTTGCTACCTCAGTACTCTCGGTCATACTTCCTCCTTATCGTTGTTCATGTTCTGCCCTGCTTTACACAGCGTGACGCCGGAGGGAACAGGGCAGACCAAGGATACTAGCAGATTCAGACAGCCTTGTCAAGGGGTCGGCGCTGAAAAAACAAGGCGGTCCAAACAGACGCCGTGATCAGCGTCGTGATAGCCGTGAAGAACAGATCAAGCGTCCATGCATTCACGGCGTAGACGTAAAGCACCGAGCCCGTAAGAGCGCAGGTACTTCGCGGCGGCTTTTCTGCGGCCTTCAATGCGGGCAACAAGGAAAGGATGAACAAGATGCTGCCCGCCGTATAGATGTAATCTTGAATCATTGCTCAAGGTAGTCCTTGTCAACATCGAATCCTAGATTCTCTAGAAACGCGACGGCCGACCTTGCTCCCCACTCAGTCCAACGCGGGATTGAAGCTATCGGATCAGTCTCCTCAAGAGGATCGTAGATGTCGATTCCGTCTTCGGTCTCTTTCGCTACAAAATCAGTCATTGTCCTCCTCCCACCATTCGATCACTTGGTTAGCGTTCAATCTACCGCCCGAATTCTTCACGACAGAGCCGTTTTTGATTTCCTGAACGAACTCTCCCATCTCGCGGTCAAATTCAACTCGCTTCGTACCAAGCTCACTACTCGCGTGATCTAGTACTAGTGCAATTATCACAGCGGCTCCTTTAGGTACAGTCCCAGAAGTATCAGGGACGTGACTATCGCTACACCAGCAATGAACGTCATTTCGCTGCTCGCTGGCTGATGTATTCCCGTACCGTGAACCCTATGCCAGGCGGCAGGATTTCCCCATCGTCAAGCATCTGGCGCACAGTCTCGTTCAGTACGTCTTTGCGCTCTTTCTCCTCTAGTAGCTCAGGCATGTTCTCTTTCGCCCACTCAACGAACTCGCGGCGGTCGTCAACCTTACCGTAGATCGTTTCGGTCGGCACGAAGTTCACACCGTCTACCTTCAAGCCCTCGACGCTATCGTTCTCCATGCGCTCCATCAACTCTGACTGACGCTTGTCGAACTGCGACTTGAGTGCTTCGTATTGGGCTTTCGCCTCTTGGTACTGCAATTTCAGTTCGCGAAGCTCTTTAGCTTCCTCTTGAATGGTCTTCTCGCTCATTATCCTTCCTTCACAGCAAACCACGTGAATGGCGTGGTCTGGGTTACAACTGAATTCGCACGGATCAGAACTTTGGCGGTCTTCTCAGTGACGCTCCCATTGATTACTATGGGAGTGTACAAAGCGGTGCCGCCTTCCGTACCGTACACTTGCATGAAGATTTTGGGAGTATACTCAAGGTCGTAGGCAATGTCAACTACGGCGCTGATTGCGCTCGCATTCCAAACCGCAAGCTCTTCTCCCGACGCTACAATCAGATCGGGGTGCAAGAGTTCTGCATTGACCGACCCCGGCATGAACGTCTGGATCGGGTCCTCCGGCTCTTTGCGCAGCGCTCGCCTAATCGCATTGATCGGCAAGTCTGCGACCTGAATCTCCTGCTTCTCCAACTTCTCGACCCGATCACGAAGTTCCTTGATCGGGTCACGTTTGAACAGGTCTTTCGGTTTGGGATCAGCCATTATCGACCCATCGTTTTGATGATGTTCTCCACAGATACGTCCGGCCCGTTGGACTCCAAGTCCTTGAGGATGTCTCGGGACATCTCATGAGCCTCTCGGGGAGATTGCTCAAGCACGTCAGCGATCATCGCCCGTTTCACTTCGTCACTCAAACCGAGTACGAAGTCGCGGTCAGTGTAGTAGAGCAGAAGCGGTCCAGCTTTGGAGTACGAGTCGATGTACTCTTTGCCCTTCTCAGGACCGTAGATTTCCTCTAGCTTGAGTACTTTCTCCGCGAACTCCCAGCGCTGCGCTTCCTTCTCCGGGGTTACGACCGGAACCTCATTGACTACATTGCCCTTCTCGTCAACGATGGGGGTCGTGCGAGCCTGATCGAGATCGGGTTCCTCATGCGGAGGCATGAGCTTGTCTTCGGCCAGTTCGATCTTGGCGCGTATGACTTCTGATTCTTGTGAGTCCTCGCAGCCGCTCAGTTCCTGGCGTAGGTCAGCGATTTCATCTTCGACCGCCTGACGTTCAGCGTCGTCAAGTCCGTCCGCAGTTAGCGGCGGCGTTTCACCTGACCATTCGTCCCACCCGGAGACATTAGCGCGCTCCAAGTCTTGAATGCGTGACTCAAGTTGTTCGCAGTACCCAGCCAGCCAGGTAAGGGCATCAGCCGGGGATTTCTGCTTGCGAAGTTCATCAGCTATCGTCGCCATCGTCACTCGCTTCCGGGTCTCCGGCTTTGCCTTCGTCCCCTAGTGCATTGCGCGTCGCGCAGATAGCTTGAGCTCGATTCAAATCCTCAATGCCGTCCTGAATGACTTTCCCAAATGCGTCAACGATCTGGAACTTGCCGTCAGGCGCGGACTTTACCTTCAACGCCATTAGTGCTTTCCTCTCTTTGGCTCTACTTTGTTGTGGCAACTCAGGCAGACAAGCATCCGATTCGCGGGGCGGTTGTCGCCTTTGTTCCGGTTTATGTGGTGGACCTGAACTTTCTTAGTGCTTCCACAACGCGAGCAACGTTTGGTCTTCCCGCCGCTAGTGCCGTGATCACGGGACGCCCGCTTCCATTTGCCCCATTGCGAGAGTTTGTGGGCGGGTTTCCTCGGTCGTCCTGGTCCTTTCTTAGGCATCCTCTAAGTATATCAAGACCCCATCGTTTCTTTATAGGGATGGAACTGGGGAGAAGCCGCATTCGCGACCGCTCGCCATGCTTCGCGTTCCACATCAGAGAGTTCGGCCCAATACTCGGTGCCATTTAGCTCTTTACGGTATGCCTCAAACAAAACTTCGGCCGTCTCCTCAATGTGATCAATTAGCTGGCTACTCACGATGCGGCCCTCCAACATTGAACACCTGCAAAAGCTGGTTGAGCAGATGATTCGTCATTTGCAACTCGTCACGAATTTCAATCAGTACTATGAACGGATTGGTCATTCCTTATCCTTTCTACATCCCGATGTGATTGCAGGTTAGCCAGTAGTATGTCTTCATGATCCGACAGACCACAGTCATAGTGTGAGTGCGCTGCAAATCCCCACGAGATTATGGTTTCAATGTCTTTCAAACTCAAGTTTATGTCAGCCACCGAGTATGATCCTCCTTAGCGTGTCCTTGTTGATGATGGTCGGGCTTACCCGATGCTCGTCAACAGTGTCTTTCGCGATCAAGTGAGTGATAGTCACTTTCTGCTCCTGTCCCATCCGATACACCCTATCCTCTGCCTGAGTGTTGTCGGACGGGTTCCACGAGCGATCAAGGAAGATCACATTGTTCGCGTTCTGGAAGTTCTGTGACTCGCCCATCGTGCTGATCGTGCAGACCAGCACCCGGTGTTTGCCTTCTTTGAACCGCTCGATGATCGGATCGCGCTTATCCTGGTCAATGTCACCAGTGACAGCCACCGCAGTAGCAGTCTCGTCGTCCTCAGTGTGCCCACCGGATAACATATCTACCAGCGCATAGCAAGCAGGTTTGAACCAAGAGAACACCACGAACTGCTCGTCCGGGTTGTCCTGAATCATCTCCTGCGCTATGTCGAGCTTGGACGAATCGTGAACGTCACCAATCAAGTCAAGGCCGGTCGCGATCTGTCGCAGCTTAATCAGCATCGGCAAGCCATCGTCGGCCGCAACAAAGTCGCCCGTGTCCAGTTCGGTCATGCAGGTCGCTACGAGTTCATCGTACGCCTTACGCTGACCAGCGGTCAACTCAACCAGTCGGTCCTCGTCCACTCGCTCGGGCAGGTCAAGCTCGTCCTCCTTGCGACGGTACGTCATGAACACGCCCAACTCCGACCGCAAGTCGTCAAGTTTCTCCGGCAGGATGCCGACGAACACTTTGGCGTATCCACCCTCAACGTAATCCAAGTAACGATCATTCCAGTCACGCCACTTCGATTTGTACCGTTCGGGGAATAGCCACTGTAGCGGCGAGAACAACTCCTCAGCATGGTTCTGGATGATCGAACCAGATAGCGCCAGCTTGCCCGCTCCTGGTACTCGCTTGAGCGCCCGGGTCATTTTTGCTTTCGGGTTCTTGATCCTATGAACCTCGTCCGCAATGATCAAATCCCACTCGCCGTACTTGTCCCAGCCACGTTTGCTCTTTCCTGCGATCAGATCAAGCGCCTGGTAATGGATCACCAGGATCATGCTCTTGCCTTCCTGTTTCGCCGTTTTCACACGGTCGAGCATGTATTCGCGTTTCTTTTTCTGATTCGGCAGGATGAAAATCTCGTCATAAATTCCGGCCAGGTAGTGTTTGAGTTCGTTGCCCCAAACCGTGTGCTTAGCCGTATTCGGTACGACTGCCAGCACCTCTTTGGCCGAGCGAGACTCTGCGATGCACATCGCACCGATGGTCTTGCCAAGTCCACGCTCCCATCCGAGATAAGCGCCGCCATGCTCTCGTAGCACAGCGTCCAAGTATCCCAGGTCGAGCGCCTGGAAGTCATAGAGGCTCTTGCCTTCGCTGGCTAGAACCTGCTCAACGGTTGGCGCGACGATCCTAGTATTGAAGGGCGTGGCGTTATCGAACGGCCGGACGTTCTGGATCATTTGCTCCCGCGCCTCGATCAACTCTGGCGCGGTCAGACCTAGCTCTGGGAACAGCTTGAGAGCTACGGTAGCCGAGCGCGGGTTCACCGCTGCTGCGGGCAGTACCCAGTGTTTCGTGCTGCCGTCGAATTCAGAGCCAGGGATGGCCCTAGCCATTTGGCCCTTGGTGAATGCGTCGGTGATCAGAATCTTCTTAGGCTCAGTCATTCGAGTTCAGCATCCTATCAAAGTCGTAGTTGAAAGTCAAATCGAAGGCTCGGCGGGACCACCCCTATTCCTAGTCCCCCTTAAGGGGGACGTAGGATAGGGTCCCCCTTCGGCTAGATACCGGGCAGTTTGGGTTGGTTGGGATCAACGGCATCCTCTGATTCAGCCTCCTCGGCGTAGCTCGGCTCGGAATCGTAGATGATTCGGCCGTCCTCAGTGATTTCCATCGAACGGGGTCCGACAGCAGGCGAGTTCCGCAACGTGAAGTTCAGGTTGCGACGGCGACTGGTGTTCAGGCTCTCGCCCTTGGGAAGCTCGACGCTGACGATGGTGTCGGCGTCACCTGAGAACGCACCAGAGCCGGTCATGCTGACAGCGCTACCGCCTCCCGCCTTTGCGCCTTCCTTGTTGTCGTGATGCGTGGCAATCACGGTGATCCCCGCATCCTGTAGACGCTGGAAGAACCGAAGCATCTTACGCACCTCGTTCTCTGCGTTCAGGTCAGCGTTACCTACGGCGCGACGAATCGGGTCAATCAGAATGATCTGGATGTCAGTGTCAGTAAGAGTTTTCAGTATGTGATCTTCGTGCTTGCGGTTACCTGCTACGAGTTCGGGCCGTTTCATCGGCGTCCAAGTGTACACGTTCGCATTGTACGCATCCACATCCCTAGCGTTACTGCGAAGCATACTCATGCGCTTGTGGTAGTACGGCCAGGTGATCTCGAACTGCATGATCCCTACACGCACGGGCTCCTCAGTAGGCTCAAACATGCACCAGTCCTGACCCTGCGCAAGCTGCGTCACAAGGTCCAGAGCCATGAAGCTCTTGAAGCTCTTGGACCAGCCGTGAAGGATCATTTGTCCTGCAATTGGCAGAATGTCATGCTCAAGCCAGGAGGGAATCTCAGGTATCTCCATCTCAAGCATTGCCCCGGCGGGCACGAGGATTTCACTGGACAAACTGGTCGGAGTGTCAGGCCGCTCCACTAGCTCGGGTAGCGGGGGCAAGTCACCCTCAGCATCAGCCCAGTCACCTGCGCCAGGGGCAGGAAACCTTACCGTGTTATTGTGATACTGTGCAATCTTACTACTACCGTTCTCACCTGCTGCGTCCTTATCGAGCGCGACTAGTACGTGTTGGTAGTCCTCAAGCTGCTGCGCCATGCTCTCGAAGAAAGCTTCGGCACCGGCGGGCATGATGGCTACGTCGATGTCGTACTCCTTCGCGAGTCGCGCTCCATCCGTCTCGCCCTCGCACACGATCACTTGCTCGGTTCGCTTGGGAGCAGCCCGCACGATTTTGAGGTGAGGCCAAGTCGAGCCGATGTAGCTCCACTTGCGTCCGTCCACCATGTTGCGGAACTTGATCCCTTGATCGTAGGCGAAAGCCAGAACGTCCGGCTCAGCCAGCCTCGCCCCTAGTTTCAGCAGGGACGGTATGTCAATGTGTTTCCGGGCGCAGAAGGCATCCAAGACTTGATTCTCGCCAGGCTCAGGAAGATACTCGTAGCTATCCCATGCCTGAGCGAACTCGTCGTCATGGGCCGCAAGCTGACCCCAGGCTCCGTTTGATTCGCTCATTCGCGCTCCATTCTATCAGACTTGCTTAGGGCGGCTGCAATGAGAGCAGATCAGCCAGGCTATCGGGTTCAGGTAGCCGCAGTTCCGGCATTGCCAATGCGAGATCAGAGCATTCATCGTAGCCAATGCTCCTTGCTGCCCCAGCGTTTGATCTTGTGCGCTGCCTCTGGGCCAAGGTCGATCAGGATCACGATGGTCCCGATGAATTCCAGCAGCGAGATTCCGAAGATGATCTCGATCATGCGACACGCTGCCTAGTCGGCTCCGTAAAGCGGTTGGCGGGGAAGGCGTCCTCAGCCGGGTCGCATGGCGGGAGGTTCTGCGCCCTTTCAAGTAGCTCCAAAACTTCCTGCTCTTTAGGGTCGAGCCCAGTCCAGTAGTTCTCAACCCAGGAGATAGTCATAACGGCTTGATTTACTTGCTCTCTCGTCATAGGGACGAGGATGATTTCGTCTACTTGTGCAGTCATAATGGTACGTGAATCTTTCTGAGCGTTTGAACCGCTCTCGCTATGTCTCGGCTGCGAAGATAAAGCAAAGCGTCACCCGCCAGTTTGACAGCCCGATCACGTTCGTCCATTCGGCGGTCATACATTTTGCGAGTTACTGCCACGTAACCACGATCACGAAGCTCGTCAACTAGCCACGCCGTGTCTGCGTCTTGAAGGTTAGGTGGCATTGGTCTTCAAGTTCCTCATGGTTCGTTCCTCCTCGTACTGTGCGAAATGCTCAGGGCAGAGGGTGTGTATCCAGTAGTTCACGGATTTAGTTTCGGCGGGTTTACCGCAAGTCTCACATACGTTTTGGCACGCTCGCTCAGCGGCATCAGCAATGGCTTCTTGCTCAGCATACCATCGCCGCGCCCAGTCGTCGTACCAAATCTCGTCGCGCTCGTCGCCCTCTTTCTTGTCGCGAAAAGGTGCGGGCGTTATATAGAACCGCAGCCCGCCGAACTTTTCCTTGATCTGCCCTGATTTCCAGCCGGGGTACGCAGCGTCAAGAAGGGTAGCGGCAGCTTCTACGTATGGCCACCAACCATCGCCTATGCTAGCGCCGAGTTCCGTCTCACGTTCCAGTCGTTCACGTAGCTCGCTCATATGATCACCAGCTAACCGAAATCACGTAGTCGCCAACAGGAATCAGATTGCGCGAGCAAAGCTCACTGAGGATTGCGCCAGGGCGGCACTGATGCTCCTCACCTGAAATGAATTTGTCTACTTCGGGCTTGTCCCATTTTCGCTCGTACGACTCAGGATCGTCAGGCCATACCTGGGCAGACGCGGTTATCGCTGAGTCATTAGCCGGATAGTCATAGCTGTCACTCGCTACGTTGTACTCTCGGCCAAGATGCTCTTTGGTGAACTGACGTAGATCGAAGTAGTCGATTTCACGAACGGTCTTCATCTTTAGTTCGGCCATGATTACTCCCTGTGCCCTTCCTCAAACGCCTCGATGTTGATCGTGTAGTTGCCGCCAGGCTGATCTTCCAGCGCCTCGGCAATGGCGTTTGCCAACTCGTCGGGGGAGTACGCCTCCGAGTCTGCGATGGTCTCGAACTCGTCACTGATTTTGTACGTGTAAGTCATAGCCAGTCCCCCTTTCTAAGGGTCAGGGTTTGCATGTTCATGGTTATCAGTTTTGGTACCTCTTGTCCGGTCAAGTGCATACGCACCTGCCGGGTTATGAGTGCGGCGATCTGGAATCCAACGTCGATTAGTCCCCGTTCGGTGCAGTTGGCAGGCTCTGCCTCACCATCTGCATGAAGAGTCTCCTCGTATTTCTGAATGTCAGTGAGGTTCGTCGGGTTGACTGAGTACAGGATCATGCGTTGTCCTGCGATCCGTCCGTCAATGTAAAGGGGAACCTGAACGTTCATTTTCAGTTTCTCCCAGAGTTCATGACGAGGAGTCATGCTGTCGAGTCCGCTGACTACGACACCACGGTACTCCCCCTCCCACTCAGCGATGGTTCGGACGGCGGATTCCACGGAAACTGCCTCTCCCATATGCGACGCAATCTCTTCTTCCAGCGCGTGCGTCTTCGGGAGGCCCAGTTTACTGAGCGGTGAGAATTGGTTGGGGACATTGTGTGCCTCCACTGAGTCGGGATCAATGAGCGTGAGGCTAGGAACGCCGAGCTTGGCAGTTGCCAGAGCAGCGAAACTCCCGATTCCTCCCACCCCCACGAAGGTAACTCTATCGTGGGGGTGATCCTGCGGTGCGTAGAAGCCGGTCTGCCGCCGGAATAGCTGGTCGGGAGTGACGGTCATGCGATCACCGCCACGGCTGCTGCGAATGCGCTGACCAGAACTACTCCGATCAGAGCTACTGCACATCCGAGTAGGAATGCCTTAGTGAAAGTCATCAGCGCTCCTTCGTTACGTGTGAATGGATGTACTGAGTGCGTGACTTTTCCACCGCTTTTGCGAACGGCACGCCCTCTGCTGCTGCCCACGCCCTCAGGTCAGCGAGGGCGGAAGCGAGCCCGTCTTCGAGAGACTGGCCGTCCGTTATCGCCAGAGCGACGTGTTCACTACCCCGTCGCTCACGTTCGTTGAGGTGTGCCCGTTTGGTCATGTTACACCTGCCTCTTCTCGATGGCCGAGTTCAGCATTTCTTCCTCGGCGTCCGTGAGAGGGACCATCTCGGTGGTCTCTCCCTCTGATGCGTTGCCATCGTCGGAGGAAAAGACCGTCACGTTGATGTCGATCTTCCAGTCACCTTTCTCGTCGAGAGGAATGACTGCCGAACCTTCGTACTCACCCGTCTCCGAGTTCCAGTAGTACGCAAGGTTCTGATCGTCGTCTACGTAACAGTCCCACCCTTTCTGACGGGCTTCGTTGTGAAGTCGCCAATCCCGACCGCTGGCCTTGCCGCCGGGTTGCTCGCCGTGAGGCGGCTCAAGCACAGGCTTGTCGCCTCCCGTGGCAGTCGTGGTGGTAGTGGGTTTCGTGTACTCCTTCTTCTTTGCGAACATCTCGATTTCGGCCATGCGTAGCTGAGCCTGGTCGATCCGTCCTTCGACGTGAGTGCTGAGTTCCACCGTGACCCGCTCCAAGAAGTCGGACACGGGTGAATCCATACCCGGGCGGAAGAAGTCAAGCTGAGCGTAGGTTTTGCCTCGCTTGTTGAGTACGCTGCTGGCGAACCAGTCGATAGGACCGCTCTTGCGTACCTTTTCCACCATGTCTTCGTCGATTGCTGAGAAGAAGGCATCGTGCGTGGCGTGTGAGTGCCAACAGAATTTCAGTTCTTCTACACGATCCTCTTCCAGCGCTTTCTGTACTGCGTACGGGAGTCCTTCCTCAAGGAACTCGACGCTGCTGAGGCTGACGGTTTGCGGTACAAGGAAAACATCCTTGACCATGACATCACCGCCCTCTAGAGTTGCGTACCCCATGCACGCAATCTCAACCGGACACAGCGCCGTGTACTCCTCCAACTTTTTGAAGTCGGAATCTTGGAATACGATTGCCCCCATTACTCGTCACCTCCATCCTCGTCGGTAGGCTCGGCGGCGTCGGTGTTGCCATCGCCAGTCTCGCCATTGTCGGGTTGCTCGTTCTCTTGGTCGTTGCCAGGCTCGGTATCGTCATCGGCGGGGGTATCCTCGCCAGCCTGGGCTTCGGCCGCTTTTAAAGGGTGAATGTCCTCGTCAGGCGACCATTCGGGGTGGCCGTTCTCACGACGCCACCTGTTGTCTGCTTCTTCCCACAGGGGGAGATTGTTGTGTCCCCACGGGTCCGTCAACGTGACGACTCGCAGGATGTTGAACACCATGTTGGCCATCGGCGCTACCTGCCGCTGCCGCAGGAGTTCAGTGATCGTGGTACGGAAGTCCGCATCGCACAACCCTTCTTCGCTCACGTGAGGATGATCCCACCTGTTTTCCATGCGATGAGTGAGGTTCTTAATGCGGAGGGTGTTCGTACCGAAGTCGAGCGTGATCTCCATTTTGCCGAGCGGCATTTCACGCTGAGTCTCCGGGTTCTGCAAGTACAGCATGCGGGTGTACAGTTTCATGTACCCTACTTGCTGAGTGACAGGATTGCGTAGACCTTCACGTTCTTCCTGTTCGCGATTTTCTCGCTGACGGCGGTTCTCACGAGGGAGTACGCCGCCGGTTTTGCCGAGCATTACGCGCTCAATGTTCACGTTCTGCTCGATCAACTCCCATTCGCGGTCAATCTCCTCTTGCGTTAGCTCGCCCTCGGATGCAAGCAACTGTGCAAGCTGATTGCCAAGCTGCTCTTTGTCCGCGAGCAGGTTGACCAACCGCTCCTGATGCTCGCCAATCTGCTGAGTGACAGCCGCGCCTTTCTGACGCAACTCAGTGATGGCGATGTTGCCCTGATCGCGAATGATCTGAACGAACTGTTCACGATTGCGGGCTGCCATTCGCTCTGCCGCTGCGGCTCGTGCCTCAGGTGAGGCGTTGTCCACGATGGGCTGGAACTGTTGCTCCCAGTTCCACGAGCCCCAGTTGTACGGGTAACCCGCGGCGAAGGCAATGAACATGACACGGCCCTCATGAAGCTCACCGTAGGTGGACTCACCATGCTCCGTGTGCCAGTTGAGAGGGATACCACCCATGTTTTCGATGGTTTCCGGTCCCATACTTTCGGGCAGGTAAAGCTCCCACTCGAACGGTGCGGCTTCATATGCGGGCTCCCATGCCGTCGCCGGAACCCACAAGTAACGCCAACGTGCCGTGCCCTCATGTGCCTCGTTGTACGAACTGAATAGCACCGTGACTCCTTTGTCGTCACGATCCTCCTCAGTGAATCCGGGGTAATGCTCCATGCTGCTAGAGTTACCCGTCCACCGTCGCGTGTAACCGTCAACGGTTCGCGGTCCCTCTGGCATGAGGAACCTGACCGGGGCACCGATGGTCGCTTCGAGTGCCTCGCCTGCGTCCTTTAGGTGATTGAAGTTGACCCGGTTCAGGTTGTTACGTATGTGTTCCGCGATGAACATTTAGCTACTTCACCTCCCTCAGTCGAACGTGACCTTGGCTTTGCCGGCCTTGTCGATAAGGTCCGCGAAGTCCTTGATCGTTTTCTTGTCGAACGTATAGCTGGTACCGCAGGGAGCGGTGACTTTGATCTTGCCTTTGTCCGTGACCTCCCAGTCGAAGGTCGCCTGACTGCCACCCCACCTGTCAACCTGCGTGCCTTTGAGCTTGCCTTTGACGGAAACCGTCATAGTCGCTTTCGGCTGAGGTTTGCGTTTCTGTTTTGGTTTCGTGCTTTTCTTAGCCATGATTCCTGTTCTCCTTTGTTACCAGTTGTACCTGTTGTACGACCGCCTGTCAAGCCAGCGCTGGTAAACACGCCGTTGTAGTACTGGCATACAGCCATCACAGCGCCGCATACGAAGTAAAACAAGGCCCAGCCGAACTCGCCTTGCAGGAGGGACGTAGTACCCCAGAACACATCCCACGCAAGAAACGCGCAGTTGAAAATGGTCCAGAATACGTATGACTTCTTACTCCTCATGTTAGGGCTCCTTTCGTAGTTAAGGAGCCCCCCCCCCCTTCTAGTGTGTTACAGAAGGGGAGGGGGCCTCACGGTGCCTACCGCGCAGTAGGGTTAGCTTACTGCGGGTAGGTGATTAGCCGAGTTCGGCCTTCTTCGGGGTGGCCACGACCGACTCGCCGCCCTGAACGGGGGTGTTGGCCGGGTCCTCGACGGGCTCGCCGTTCACGCTGACGTCCAGGTCGTCCGTGGACTCGAAACCGGCCTGAGCGAGAGCCTCCTCGACGCTCGCGTCCTCGATCTCGATGCTCACGTTGACTCCGACGCCGCTGATCTGGATCGGCATTTCTGCACCACCTACCTTTCGTGTTGGCCCTTGTCTATTGACACGCAAAGCGGGCCTTGCTTTGCGAAGGTGACCGCCCGGACTTGCACCGGGAACGCAGGGACCACAACCCTGAGCTTTACTCGTTAAGCTACGGCCACAGCGGGGATGGCAGGTATCGAACCCGCACAGCTTGGCTTTGGAGACCAGCCGAGTACACCTGTACCGCACCCCCTGGAAATGGTCGGGTAGCCTTCCCGTTTCCACTCTCGAAACGCTTACGGCTCACGTTCGTCTACAAGCGTACTTTGGTACTACACGTGGGCTACCCGTTGGAAGGGTACGGGTCGCTCGACGGCCCTGCACGCCCAAACCAGAGGTTGCGGCTCTGGGAGCGGTATCCGTACCCTTGTAAGGCACAGTTTCAGGTCGCCACCACAAACAGGGATCACCTGTTTGCCCTTGCGTATAGGTTCCACTGTGCCTTACAAGGGTATCGGAGGTTGCGGAGCGGGCCGAAAGTGAGTACGTCAGAAACACGGTCGTTATCTAGAATCGCCGCTATTCACGTCACCGCGACGCCCGCTCCACAACCTCCGAACTTACCCTTACAAGCGGCAGCCCCTACATGGGCGTGGGCTAGTCCCGAAAGGACGTGAGACTGCCGCTTGTAAGGGCACCGCACTCTGCGCTGTGGGTATGTGCATAGCGTCTTAGTGCGGTGCCCGGTGCCTCAATCGGTTTCAACAGGCTAGAGCAATCAGCGGCGTTTGTCAAATAGTGCCGATTTGCAGGGGTTTCACTGGACAAATTCAGCCTGCGCCCTGCTCTGCCTGACTCAGCCGGAGTACATGTGCGGGATGGAACAGGTAATGTACGTTGCGTGCCATGCCATCGTAATTGACGCGACACTCCCACGTACGCACTACACGACGCCATCCCGTACACACACCCTCACGTATCGTAGGCGACGGGCACATGCCCAAACGGACACGTACCCTATCGCCTCGTGATACGTTACTATGTGGACAGGAAACGAACACCCTTACCACTCCGCCTTCTCATGAGCGAAGTCGTCGCAAGGGTACCCTTCTCCACGTTCGAGTAGGTACGGATCGTCTTCGAGTTCCCAGTCTTCGTACCCGTAATCGAACTCGTAATCGCCGTCCAAATCCAACGGGTCCTCGTGTAACGTGTAACCGTAAGGTTCACACATCGAGTTCACCGAACTGTTCGTATTCCGCAATGCGAGAAGCGTGCTGCTCGCATATTACGTCCGCCATCTTCTCGATCTGATCGTCACTCATACGACTACCTCCGTAAACGTAAGGGTCTTTCCGACCGTGTACTCTTTCGCTGACGGACACACGATGTCCGTACACACAACAAGAAGGCGATCACCATCATTGAAGCTGCGCTGAGCCTTGTCGAGCGCAGTCTCGTCAGAGCCCTCTTGCTCACACACGAACTTCCAGCTAGTGCCTTCCTGCCTGAATATCACACGAGTCATTTGTGTTACCTCCGCACTTGTAGCGGCCAGCACTCGCCATGCGGGTCGCGAGGGTTTGCCTGTTCGAGTGCGCCGAGAACGATGTCCTCAGCCTCACGTGAGTTCACGTCCCAGATCGGGTACGTGAAACGCTTTCGACTGACGCCTGACTGAAAGCTGATCGAGCTAGGGGCATCGAGTCCTTGAAGCTCTATGTTATTTGCGTGCATGTTACTTACGCCTCCTACGAGGAGCGCCGCATTGACAGCAGAAGCGCTCGTAGAAGTTCGGCGTCCAGCACAAGTGACAAGTCCACATGTTACTTACGCCTCCTGACGCGAGGACGATTGGGCGTGAGCCCTTTGCAGTACGCTTTTAGCGTCTCGTATTCCTCCTCCGCGAGGAACAAGCCAAGCTCATGCGTACCCACATCAAACGGGTCCACGCCATGCTCTGCCTGCTTCTTCGCGATGTCTTTTAGCTCCCGCAACGAGAACGTGCGAGGGTCAGCTTCTTGTAGTCCCTGTAGCCGCAGAATGACCGCTGGGTCTTTCGCATCATCGTGCGTTTTGTACGCGGGCTCAGGGAGTACGACTTTCGTGCTCACGTGTGTCCTTTCGTGTAGCTGAGGGAGGATTCCCGCAGCGGAGAACAACTTAGCAGCTTCGTCAAAAGTTGCCGATTTGCAGGGATTTTCTGAATGTGCTAAGTTGTTGGCCGTCCGACACCCAACCGAAAGGAGCATCACGTGGGTATCCGCGTGAAGGACAGCAGCACCGGCAAGGTGCAGATGTGCAAGCGTCCGGGCGATGTGAAAGCCGCCTTGACGAACGTACTACACGCAAGAGGTGACCAACATGCGCATGCAAATCAGTGAAAACCGTGCGATCTTCGCGATCATCGGACTAGCCCTGTTGGCCTGCGTTGCGCTCGCCATGCTTGGTGATCTCGCGCAATCCAACACGTACCGCGCAAAGCACATAGAGTGCGGGCGCTCCCATTACACGAAGTTTGAGGATGGGAGTGGCAAGCTTTGGTGCGACGGGCGGGAGGTGATGCGAGTCAATGTGCCGCACTAAACCGAAGCCTTCGTGGATGCGCTCGCATCACGCGAAGCCGAAGTCGCATCGTCAAGAACACAAACTCAAGAACAGGAGAACTCCCAAATGAGCCTGACCCTTCGTCCGTACGCAACCGCCATCATCTTCGCGCTGAGCGCGACGGTGGAGGGGGCAAACGGTTTCCGCCCCACGCTTGGCAACGACAATCGCTTTTCCCTGTACGACCCGGACACTCTTCGCGAGGACATTCACGAGGAGGCGCTGATTCAGGAGTTGCCGCCTGGCATGTACGTGTGCTTCGTCGGGATTGCTTCGACTGGCCTGGTCATGTGTTACACGTTCGAGGTGTACGAGGAGTCCGCCTCATACGTGGACGTGGGTGAGCCGTGGCTCGACGCTCTCGCGAGTTGCGGTGACTCTGGCTGCACGGTCAGGCCCGTACGCATTCAGGAGGTACAGGAAATCCCCGGCGGTCTCGCGTGCCGTCCGGTTCAGGAGCCCGTGACCATCATCTAACAGGCGTTCATGTGAGGCGGGCATATGCCCGCCTCATGCTTTCGCGCAGGAACAGGAGGACCATCATGAAAGGCATTGCAGCTTGCATTCTCGGCGGAGTTGCGCTAGGTTGGCTGCTGCACTACACCGACCGCC